GTTTAATAAGAAGGACTGTACTTTATTTGGAATAATAAATTTTGTACTAAACTTGTCTTTTATTAATTTACTTACATTTAGGATATAATCACTTTTATCTTTTTTATTAAAAGTTAAGATGAAGCTTTTATAATCTTTAACAAAGACTAGTGATATTTTTCTTTTGTCCATTTTATACTTCTAATTTTACAATATCTACACCAGCGGCTTTTAAGATCTTAATTCCAGAAGTATCTCGATACTCTTCCCGATAGATAACAAACTTGATTCCTGCCTGAATAATCAATTTTGAACACTCTTTACATGGTGAATAGGTCACATATAGGGTTGCTCCATCGGTGCTTTGTGTAGATCTAGCAACTTTCATCATCGCGTTGGCCTCAGCATGTAGAACATACCAGTGAGTATTATCATTAGCGTCTTCGCAGTCATTAGGAAAACCTTTAGGGGTACCATTAAATCCATCTGAAATAATTGTTCCGTCCTTAACAATTAGTGCACCAACTTTCTTACGTTTACAACATGAAAGATTAGACCACTCAGTAGCCATCTTTAGGTAAGTAAGGTGATATTTAAGATCCTTGTTTGTCATCTTTTATACTATTAGTTATGCCATTTGGCACAATACCATTGATAATTACGATAATTCCTACCCATTGTGAATAGGATATAGCTGGACCAAATACTTTAGCGAGGTCATTCCAATCGTATACTAGATTAGAGAGCAGAGCAAGTATTAAGAGCTTAGCGACGGTGGTGATGATTGAGATAATTGCTTTTTTCATAAGTTTATATTTTTTAGGATCCAGTCATATAGAGGATCAGATAGTTGAGAATATTCAGATTGTCCATCAAATAGTGATGAAAAATGACCAGTTGGGGAGCCATCGATTTTAATTAAGTTTAGATGGACCTCCGGAATGCTTATTGGTTCAAACTTTTTAGTAATCATCTTATTTGCAATTTCAAAATGTCTTTCGTAAATGTGAGATGAATTAGCTATATGAGTATATGTTCCTAACTCTAATTCAGGATATCCTGCATAGGACTTAAGATGAGATAGCATTTGAGATTGTAGAATAGCAAAAAATGCAATATCCGTCGGTAAACCTAGAATAACGTCATTACTTCGCATGCTTACGGTAAAATTAAGCTTATTATTTCTGATCTGAAAGATTCCATACATTGTGCAAACAAAATCCTTATTTCCTGATCTTTGGTGGATAGGCAAGTTAAAGTGCAGGACAGCCTGTCGTGAATCTTTATCTTGAGCTAATGATTCTAATGCCCATCGATATTGATTAACACCATGCTCATTAGGATTATTAAAGAGAAGGTATCCATATGATGAGTTTACAGTAGCATCACTATTTTGAATAGATTCCCAAAACTTTGCAAATTTTGCGATATACTCAACATCATTTCGACCCATAAAATACCATAGAAACTCCGCAGCAATATACTTGAATTGAGAAGATCTAAATGGATTAGTGTAGAGACAGGATAGTGGATTTTCAATAACTAGAGCAACATCACATATTTCATTGATCTTCATATCTCTAGGCTGAGTCACATATTCCGGTTCGGTCATTAGGTCATGTAAGAGCTCTTCATAGACTCCAGCGAATGTATTTGCTTGATATATTACCATAACTTAGTTTCTAATTTTATACATGTTACTTTTAAAAAGTTTCAATATTCTAGATCTTAATTATTTCCATTTCTGAAAAATGATCTTTTTGATTCACAAGTATTCGATAATCAAATAGCTCTTCCGGTAGTGACTCGTGAGAAACTACAAAGATAGTCATGTTATATTTAGTAGAATATTCTTTAAGGATTGAGATAGCACGGTATACGTTTGATTTATCTAGTGAACTAAAGATTTCATCTAGAAACATGACGTTCATTGTAGTATGCTTCATTTTAATTATCTCAACAAATGCTAATAAAACAATTAAATTCATTTTTTTTCTCTGGCCGCTGGATAGACTTTCCGGAGAGATCTGCATTCCTAAATATGTTATATGGGGATCGAATTCATTATCGAATTCAAATGAGAACTTAAATTCAAGTCTCTCAGAAATCTCAAGTATTCTAGCATTTAGAGTAGGGATAATTTTATCAATCATGTCCTTCTTTATTCCATTATCAGAAAGAAGATCATCTAAGCTAAGATGAGTTAATCGAGCTTCATTTAATACAGCTAGATTAGAACTTTCTTCCTTTATTTGATCTTCTAGACTATTAATTATCCCAGAGATAGATGATATTTCTTCAGAACCATCGTTTTCTTGAGCAGCCTCTAATGAGGACTCTAATGCTTGTAATTCTGCCTTTTTATTAAAATAATCTGAATCAATATCACCTTGTCCTAATAATAGTGAAGTTGACTCTTCATTTAGAGAATCAGCAATAGTTTTCTTTGCCTCAATTGAATCTTCAAATGTCGTGATTCGAGCTTCAATCTTTTCTTTTATTTCAATTGATGAGTCTGACTGAAGATCATTTAAACAGTGAGGGCAACGGTTTTTAGCATAGATTAGAAGCTTAGTATTTAGATCACGAATATCTGATTTGATTTTAGTTAGGTCGGCTTGAGCAGCAGAGGTCAATTTAGAATGTTCTAAGATCCTAGTCTTTAAATCGGTTTTGGCAGTAAGAGCAGAGTCTACTTCTTTTTTCTTATTTGAAATATTTAGGACAAGCTTATCAGTAAGCTCTTCTTTTTTCTTAGCAATTTTCTCCTTTAATTTATCAAGCTGAGACTCATACGAATCTAAATTAGTTTGACTTGATTTTAATGTTGCTGTGATAATATCAATCTCTGATTTATTATCTCTAAGCTGCTCTTTGACTTTAGCTCGCATGTCTGAAAGAATATCAATTCCAAATATTCGATCTACTATCTTGCGCTTATCGTCTTTACTTAGGTTTACAAATGATTTAAAATCATCAAACGAAAGACTGATAGTATTACAAAAAACTGAGAATGGAATACGTGAAAGTTCCTCTTCGATAAACTCATCAACTTTTCTCTTATCTGGTAGATTAAATTGAGAGCCATTTATTTTAATATCGCTAAAGTTAGGATCTATACCTCGATCAAGCTCAACAATTTCACCAGAATTAGTAACAAATTTTACATTGGTGTAAGCATTTCGATTTATCCAATTTGGGATATCTTTCATTTTACGAATAGCTGAGCGTCCATATATTGAGACAGTCAACGCTTCTTTAATTGAAGATTTACCGGCACCATTTTCACCTTCAACTAGGATTAGTCCTGGTTTATCGTCAAACTTAAATGTCTGTAACATATTACCATATGATAATATGTTTCTATATGAAAATTCTATTAGTCTCATTAATCGTATTGTTTGGTGTTTCTCAAAGAATCGTAGATTTCCTTAAATCGGTCTACTATTTTTTGGGACTGGTGTGATGGTAAGTTCATTATCTTTATTCTCTCATCAAGTAGAGTAAAGATATTGTATTCATAATTTGAATCTATTTCAATATCGCTCTTTTCTCTTAATTGATCTTTTGAATATGATCCTAGTTCAAGACGACGATGTCCGTAATCTTTTACTAGTTCAGTAAATTGAGAGATTGGAAACTTTTTTGAAAATTCAGATTCTATTAAGACATCTATAAAATTATTATTGAATAAGTCGCGAAGATCATTGGGAGTTTCATTTAATAGTTCTAATATATCAAATTTTAGATGCTTTGGAGAAAAATGGTTTTGAACAAATTTTTCTTTCACATCCTTTCCACTAACATCTAATACGTAGAAGCCTTTAGTATTTCCACGATCTCCTCTATCCATTTCATATGGAGTTCCAACATAGAGAACATTTCCTTTTTCTTGGCGAATATGAATATGGCCAGAATAAATCCTAGTGAATGACTGAATATCTTCCTGTTCTAGACCATGTTCAAGTTTTTGAACTTTATTAAAATTAAATCCTTTGAAATCAGTATGACAAAATACGTATTTAGCTGAAGTATTCCTTTGAATTTGAGATTTAAGTTCAGGAAGATTCTCAATCCACGGTAACATTAGAAATTTATGAGAATTTATTGATAGTATTTCTGGTGTTGAATATACATGAAAGTTAGGATATATTTTATCAAATCCTTCTAATGAATGAGTATCTGTTCTATCTTTATAATATACATCATGGTTACCAAGAATTACAAAGACACCCTTTTTAAATTTTTTAGTAAGCACTTCAGCAATCTTTAGCGACAGCTTATAGATACGTACATTAGTCGATTCCCTAACATGGTTCCAATCACCAACTTGGACTAGGATATCTGTTGCTGGATCAAACCCCTCATCATCAATTCTTTTAATGAAGTAATCAATTAGATATTGACTTTGAATTTCTGACCACTCTATTGAGTTATTTCTTATTCCTAGGTGAAGATCACCAAGTACAAATATTTTTCTAATATTCTCTAATTTCATCCTTGTATAGCTAACTGGTCAATATTAATTGTATTTGTAATCTTTTCAATTTTTACAAGAACTTCAAGTGCATCAGCAGCAGAAGAAAATGTAAATGCAGATGATGCAGTAAGATAAACGAAAGTAATAACTGCGGCTGATATTGTAATCTTAGATATTTGATCAAGATTAATAATGGCTGTGCCTGAAACGTGTTCAAATTTAATGTAAGTCATTAGTGTATTCTTTTTTTATGCATTTTTCCTTCTAGAAATTTATACTTCTTATTTAGCTCAAGGACTAAGATCTCTTGAATCTCAGTATCTAGTGAATCAAAGATCTTTTTGTATTCCATTGATGAAATCGATGAGATTGCTTCAAGGATATAGATTGGACTGTAGAAATTTATACCGCGATTAGCAATATCTAGATTCTCATGTACTCTATTAAAGATTAGGTTAAGGTCTTCCTTTGAGAATTTTATTTTTGATATTGCTGGATCTTGAGTCAACTCAATTGTATATCGACTAAGGACCTCATCTTTTTGTAAGAACTCAAAGATTATGTCTAGGATAAATTTTGATTCTAATTGCTCTTCGTAATCATATAGATCCTTCAAATAATTATCTGAATAATCAGATGATACTGATATCTTTTTTGAGAATTCGTATTCTTCCGAATCTTTTAGCTTATCACCATTGTAATAGCTATTATTAAATATTTTGTCCTCTCTTATTGGATCGTTAGGCAGATCCTTTGTAAATTCTTCGTCTTCGCTCATTCATACTAATTATTTTATATGGAATTAAAGAGAGCATCATAGTCATCTTCAATTATATTATCAACTATAGCGGGTTCTGGAGAATTTGTTATTTCAGAATATTCAGACCTTAATTCGTCTGCCATTCTACTTACTTCTTCATCGTCACTATAAAATTCACTATTTTGTCCACTCTCCTCAGAAAGTCTAAAATAGTCTTTATGCATTGTGTAAAATTTATAACTTTCTTCGTAACCATTGTCACGATTGGCAATTACTTTGATTTTCATTCTACTCTCCAATGGACTTCTCATTAGGCCAAATAGAGCATCAACTGTATGGATTAGACCAAATGACTCAGCTACTGAATCCATACCTAAATCAAAATTATCAATATCTTCTCGACGAATTTGAGTAGCACTTATTATACACCATTCATTCCGCATAGCAACACCTCTAAGTTCTTCCGAGATTGCTTTGATCTTTTCATAAAGACCATTTTGAGTATTGATTGGTCGTAATAGGTTTAGATAATCAACAACTACTACTTTAAACTTCTTATTCATCTTTTGCTCAAGCCGAACAAAGTAATTTTCAATATCAATTGCAGTAGCTCCACCAGTAGGAAACTCCTTAACTATTAATTCGCCAATGTTTTTACCAGAATCCTTAAGTTCCTGGATCTTATTTTGAACTAGTTTAGAAGCAGCTTCATCAGTTATTAGTGAATAGTCTTCGGATTTTATATTTAAAATATTTGATCCGATTCTCTTCATATATGAACGATCAGCTAATTCAACTGTAACTAGACCAGTAACGTTTCCAGTAAGGAATGATCGAGCGGCAATATTTCCAAGAACCATTGATTTACCGACTTTAGGTCGGCCTTGAAAAACAACTAGTGTTTTTGCATTCCAGCCGCCGCCTTGAACTTTATCTAGGAAGGTAAAGCCAGTTGGACTTCCTGATTTTGAAATTTGGATATGAGATTCTGGATTAAAGAAATTTAGGCCAGTATCTGCACTTGAGAAATTTAGGGCAAGCTTAGTACTAATATCGTTTCTAATCTTTTCAGAAATTTTATCAATATTTCCTGGATCAATTGGTGTGGTTTTTAGATAGGTAAGTAGATCAAATACAGTTAAGTTTAAATTTCTTAAGAGAATAAATGATCTAACATATTTGTAAAGATAATCATAATTATATTCATTTAGATTAAATGCATACAATTCACTAAATTCATCTTCATCTAAATTGATATTGCCTAGGTCAAGATAACTTCGAAGTTCTTTCTTATTTGGAATCTTCTCATATTCTTTAAAAAACTTTACTGCTACTTTAAATGATTCTTGTCGGTCATCATCATTAAAATAACTAGGTTTCATCATTGTGATTAATTCTTCACGTCTTAAAGAGTCATGATTAGATGGTTTCAGATCATTAAGGTCATTATCAGAATTTAGGATAAAATTCCAAACCATCTTTTCAAGAGAGTCAATATTTTTTGTAAAATATATGAAGTCGCCTTCAGTAACAAGATATTCTTCGTTAATCATAGCCTTTAATGATTTAACTAAGTTTGTTTTAAAAGTTTCATCTTTGATCTTATCTCCAAATACATACTTTAGAGATTTCGATGAAAATTTTATATTATTAAGCTCTAGACTCTTGTCTTTTGAGTTAGCAACTCGTATTATGTACTGTAATATCTCAAAAAGGAGGGTAAACTCATCGCTTAGTCCCTCCTCATTATATAGATTCAAATAGTACTTTATTGGTAGATCAGAGCGCAGAGTCATCTTCGTCGTCAGTTAAGTCGTTAAGTTCGCTAGTCTCTAATAGATCAATTTCGTCTTGTGTTTCTGGGAACTTAAAGGTAGGTTTGATTACTTTTTCATCAAGTTCCATTAATACATCATGGGTAAATAATCTACCAGTAAAAAATTCTTTGACTGGTACAAGATCTCCATTGTGTCGAATAACATAGCTCTTTCCAAGTTTCTTAGGTAAGTAATAGAAAGTTTCTCCATCCACTTTAAATTCAGAACAAATAGATTGTTCGTCACTCTTTAATTTAGAAAATTCTTTTTCAGTTAACTTATTTCCTCGACCAACTCCACAATTTTCCCAATTAACAAATTGTTCAAGTCCTACATACTGATTCATTCCTTTATGAAACGAGATATGGAATTCAATATCAATTGGTTTAGCAAGACGATTTTTTCTGGTCTTAGATCTAACGATAATTCCAGTAGTTGTTTTAGCCTCATCTCTTAGGGTTCCTTTACTCAACATTAAGATGATTGAAGCTGAGAATTCAGGACCGCCACCGCCAGACATTCCTTTAGGAGTGTACTGATCCATTGAAGCATAGGTATGATTAGTAAAAATAAATGGAACCTTTAGGTTAGATAGTTCAAGAGTAAACGACTTAAATAGTGATCTCATCTCTTTAGAACGAAGTCCCATATCAGATGCGTTTTTACCAGCATCCATATCTCTCTTACTCTTATCAGTATCGAGCATTCCTACTGAATCAACAAAGATTGCAGCCTTTAATCCTGGATTATCTCGCATAGTTTCAATAAAATCATTGATGAAGAATTTAACATCACTGATTAAACCCATACGAAGGTATTTTAATTTTTCTAGGTCTACTCCAAATTTGATATAATCTGATCTATCAATTGCACCTTCAGTATCAATATAGAAGACAAAATAATCTTTCTTTTGAAGCTCCCTAACTGCATTTAAGCAAAGGAATGTTTTACCTGCTCCAGAATCTCCAGCAATTCCAATACTTCGAGTATTTGGATAGCCACCGAATACTGATCCTGAGATTTGAGCATTTAAGAGATAATTTCCAGTTGGAATATAATCATCAATATCAGAGAATCCCATTAAGGTGATCTTGGTTTTTACCTTCTTTTCTAAGAGATCATTGAATTTATTAAAAGCATTAATTGCGTCGTTTGTTGACTTTGCCATAATTATGTATTTTAATATATTCTACTAGAGAAAGGGTAAAAGTTCTATTCTGAAAGGTAAGAAAGTAATAAAATAGAACAGGATAGAGTTAAGGTATCGCAAATTTCTCCTCGCATAACTCTACTAAATCTTACTTTGTCAATTGAATGCATTTTGGATTCAGGGTCAAGTATTTTTGGCATAAACCCAGTTGGGTCTTCACTATAGTTAGTTAAGTCAAGAGCATAACACTTATATGTCTTAGTAAAAGGGACTGTGTGCTGTATTTGGCCTAGATAAAAAATATCATTTACTTCAATATCAGATAGACCTAATTCAGAATCAATACAATCAGAAAGGGATTCATGATATGTATTAAATTCATCAGGTTCAAGAGAAGCAGTGATGCACCTTTTATTTTCTCCATCCAATACGTAATCATGATACTTAGCGAGATATACATTTTTTATCTGATTATTTTCATTGACGTCAAAAGGAAGCAAACATATTGCTTCCTTTGTCGACGAAATTCTCTTGAAACTTCCTTTATCTCCAGTAAAATTTAAGACTTTAAATTTATCGTCTGAATACTCTTCGGTTGAATTAAATTGATCATTCTTCATGTATTTCGGTAATATTTACAGTAGGTCCAGTCTTTCTTGTCTTTGGTTGTGGTGGAACTACCATTGTCGAAATAGAAGATTGTACTACTGTTTTATTTATCGCTCTAAATACATAATCAGATAACTCATCAAGAAACTTGTTTTTATCCTTTGCATTAGAATACATCATTCGCAAAAAGTCCTGCTCTGGCAAGTTAATTGAGATTTGCAAGTCAATAATTCTCTCTTCAGAATTAAACATCTCAAACATATTTGATGCTACCGGTTGAGGCTGATTTACGGGATCAGGTTGAAAGGGTTGAGGTATCGGTCCTGTACTAGGAGCACCAATTGGTCCAGATGCAGTATTAGTAGGAGGAGTAAGTGGTCTTTTTGGACCAGCTATCGATTCAACCTCGGCTCTAGTTAAAGGTTGCATGTCTCCATGTATCATCAATAAGCTAGTATTTAATTGAGACGTCTCTACACTTGATCCATCATCAAATATTGCATAAAATCCATTTCCCCTAGGTTCGATATTTCTGCAAGTAACAAGTTTACCTAATAACTCAGGTCTATTTGTTTTGATCCACTGGAATTTTGCTCCAGAGAAATTCTCCATTAAGGAGATTAATTTGTTTTCGTCAAATTGCATTTGATCTTGGTTTTTTTTAGGAATTAAGTTCTTCCATAGTTGAGGCAGTTTTATTGTCCTCAATCGCTTTAAGAAATTCATCATCTAATGGTCCATTATTTGGAATGTTTGATCCTGGTGGGACAATTGAAATAGTTGGAAAATGATCTACTGGTACTGCTCCAGTTGAGGTATTCCATAATGGATTATACATTTCACCAGTAACCCGACTAGCCATTACTCTATCTTTAATTGAGGGTAATGCTGAAATCTTTTTTCTAACCTCCTTAATTTGTTGAGGAGATGGCGAGTTCTTACATGCGTCTAAGAAACCTTCAAGCCAGTTTACAAAATCTTGTGCTGTGTTCATATTATTTGGTTATTTTGAGTTTTTTAATTGTTTAATCTCACCTTGAGTTTTAATACGTTCATCGTATAATCGAGTAAGAATTTTTCTAGCAACTGAATCGGTTTTACTTGAAAACATAGTATCGTTTTTAGTATGGATTTCAGTGCCATCTTTTTTGACCTTGTCAGTTTTTCCAAGATATGTATCAGGAGAAATATTAAATTGGATTTGAATATTTGGATACATTGAAGAGAAATCATAGCATGCAACTGCGCCATAATATCCAGGAATTGGATCTTTTACATAGGCTCCAGCATAGGTACCATCGATTACCTCTTCTCCCCAAGGAAGTTTCATCATCTTCATGTTCTTATTCAGGAATTCACGACACATTAAGATCTCAGCAATATATACTGGACTAAATACTTTGTTTACTTCTACTTGAGCGACATTTGCCATTGCAAAGGCAACATCCATTAGGGCAAGCTTATCCTCTATTAATTTAACTAGGATAACGTCAATCACGTTATACATAGTAAAGAGATAAGTATCCTTTTGGAATTCCATAAATGAAGAATAATCATGATGTAGTTTTGCAGTACCTAATACTAAATCTGCAATATAGTCTAGTTTATAGTTTTCTACTACTTTATATGGCTTCATTTTTTCAAAGACTTGCATATAATCGAGAACACCTAAATGGGTAGGAATCTTAACTTTTGAAACAGTTGATCGAGTTGGCATGTTCTCCATCATATCGATCTTAAGATTCTTACCTCGATTCATCAAGTACTTCCAGTCAAATTCAGTAACATTCCAACCAGTAACAAAATTAAAGTGAGGCATAATCTTATGAAAGTAGAACGCCATTAATTCGTCTTCACTCTTAAAGAATTTATATTTGATCTTAAAATCTTGATTAAAGAGACGAGCATCTTCTGGTTTTTTAGGAACAGTTTTTCGGAAGTAGTCATTAACTCCTTTTTCCATTTGAACTATTTGTTCTGGAGTAAGTCCATCAGGCTGATCTTCGGTATTTAAGATAGAGAGAATGTAGGTAACATTATCTTCATTACAAAATGAGATAAGTCCAACTGGCATTCGAGCTTTATCTGGCTCTGGAAAAGAGTCATCGATTAGTTTAATCTCAATATCGAGATATGTTTTCTTAGGAAAATTATCAAAGTTGTAGACCATTTCAAGTTCCTCAGCAGTTAATTTCTCTTGAATCAACTCTTGAATTCTAAACTGGTTCATGTATTGGCCTTGGGAGTTACCCTTCTTTACAAACTTACCGTTCCAGTTTTTGGTGGCAGTTGGTGTTTGAGATTCTACCCAATTGTACATTTCATGATCCATTAATCTTTTACGAATAAACTCAATCTTTCCACTCTCATTGTAATATGAGATTGTTAATACATTGTCATTAAGTACTTCTGCACCAATTATCATACTCTAGGTTTAAATAGTTCGTTAATGTGTCCACAGTTTGAACAGGCAATTACTGGAATTGGAGCAATAGAGTCATGTTCCGCACCTGACATAAACTTAGATACTTTTTTAATCATCATTTTTTCTTCAAATACTCGTCCTTTGCACTCTTCGCATTCAATATACGGAGCGTCTGCTAAGTTAACATTTAATTGAGGTTGAGCTTGACCGCCACTTTGTAATGGATCCATAGTTATTATACTTTTTTTAATACCCTCTTTTCTGTCTTTCGCGATTTTCTGCGTTTTTTGACATATACATGTTGTACATCTCTTGTGGAGTCATGCCAATTGAGATAGCATAATTCATAAAGAAGTGTAGCATGTCAACTATTTCAAATTTACATTCAAGTTGATCACCCTCAGAAAGATCGGAAAACTTCATGAAACTATATTTACTAAAGTCGCTCTTCCAATACTTCCAAATAGCATTTCCGCTACCATCTTTGATTCCTCCAAGAGCATCAGTTGCCTCATGAATTTCATCAACCATTGCATGGGTATTGGCATGCCAAAATGACATGATCTCGCGAAGAGTCATATTGTCAAAATTCCATCCATATACAGTGCTTTGAGTATCCTTTTGGAGAGCCATAATGTCTCCTAGAGTATCAGTGCTTTGTGAATATAGATCTTCGATCTTAAGATCGGCACAAGTATTATCGATATTTGCCATTCTTATTGTATTTTGTTATCTTATACTGTAAAACGAGTCGAGGATCTTAATTTTTCAATTTTTTTAGATTTATTGATGCTATTTAAGATAAATAATTAAAAATATCTATACCGAGATGGCTGAACCAAGGATAAACTTAAATAATTACAAGTCTAGTGGTGTTTACACAGTTGAAATCGATGCAAGTGAGAACGTAGTTTTACCTCTTACCACTGGTCGTTTGATCGTAGGATCAAGTAGAGTCGGACCCTTTAATACTGTTGTATTAATCAATGACATTAGAACTTTACGAGCAGTATTTGGAGAAATCGATCCAAAATTAGAAAAAGCGGGAAGTTACTTCCATAGAACAATTGAGGTTGCTCTAAGAGAAGGACCAGTATTTGCAATGAACGTATTGCCTTTAGATACTTATATTGCTATTCCTGCCTCAAATTTGGACCAGGCTGCATTCACTACATTTAATACTGAGTCTGCTGCAAATAATGATGGTGCTAACCAGTATCCAATCGTTGAATTCTTTAATCGTCAGAGATTATGGTTTGCAGACGCAGATAAAGTAAATAAATCTAAAAACTTAGCACTAGGTGATGATTATATCACTACACCTGGAGGATTTGGTATAACCACTTCTGCATCAAACAAGGTTCTATCATTTGCAAACTTAGGACAGTCTAATATGACTGTATGGGTAAGAAAAGCAAATGTTTCTGGCTTTGATGTTACTGCTACCGAATGGTATGCAAGTGTCGGTGGAGGATCAGTTGAATTTCCATCATTTCTTCACCCAGATGATTTTATCTCTGACTATTTTGTTGAGGTAATCGTAGTTAATGGAGATTGGACAAATTACTTAAAACTTTCAAACGACCCAATCTATAAATCTTACTTTGATGCCTCTGGTTTAAAGAGTGCTAATTCAGCAAACTTTTTCGCATTAAGAGAAATTAGAGTAATTAATAGAACAATCGGATGTTTAATTCCTGATTTTAGAGATCAGAGTGGAGTAACTGTTTCAATTGATAGATTAGTAAACAGAGCATTCCCAACAACTGGATTAATTTGTGCACTAGATACTGAGAAATTAGACTTAATTGATCTTACAAATAATGCTTTTCTTGATACTGATGTATACACTCATAGAGTTGATATAATTGGTCAAGGTATTGATGACCTATTATACCCTGCTGATAATGGAGGATTTGATAATGTCTATATTGGAGGAGTAACACCGACCGGCTTTATTGCAGACGGTTCAGGTACAGGATATGCTACTACAACTGGTGCTTTGACAACAAGTGCTGGTGGAGGTATTGGTTTAACTGTAGATATTACTCAAACACTTGGTGTAATTAATACTATTGTTGTAAATAATCCTGGAACTGGATATGCAGTTGGCGATACTATTACTATCGTTGGTGGTACAAGTCCTGAGGGTTTAACAGTTACTGCAGTTACATACGCTAATCCAATAGTATTACCAACTCCATTAATTGATACTCTAAGTTATTCTAGACCAGTAGATGCTGAATTAGTATTCGAAATGGATAGCACTAAATTAGAAGCTGCCTTTTTATTAGGTACTGGTGTAGCGGTTGCTGATCAATACCTTATTAATGCAGCAACAGACTATATTGTTGCAATGGAAGGAAGTAAGTTATACGAAGCGTATACAAAAGGTTTCTTAAAAACTGGAGATACTAGTTCAGATGGAATTAACCCAACTTATTACTTAAAAGTAGTCGATAATTTAACGGTTCTTACCTTTAAATATATTAAGATTGAAGTATATACAGGAATAACACTGACTTCCCAAGTTAATGCTAATACTTATACTGTATCTGGTTCAGATTACTTTAAAGTTGCCCTAGCTGACGGTGACGATTTTAGTCACACATTTGACTTGACAGATACTGCAATATTTGCAAGTTATTCAATTGCTCAGCCTAATGTGTTGACTCTTGAATTAGATGGAGCAATCAGTGTACCAAATAAAGCACTAGTTAACAAATATATTAAGCCAAATAGTTATATCAAAGCTGCGACAACTGACGGTAGATCAAGATTATTAAAAATAGTATCAGTATTTACACCAGATCCTTTACTTGCTCCGGATACTATTAAGGTTACCACAATGGCGCCTTCAGTAGACGAAGTAACTGGATTAGATACTACTGGATTAGAGATTCAAGTGTATATTGGAATTCCTAATTTCGTGACTAACTTAAAAGGTCAAAAATTAGCAGCATTCAAATTAAGAAATGATGTTTTACCTGATGGTACAGCGGATCGATTAGAAGGAACTGGCGGAATCTTAGATTATCTTTTCACAGATACTCTAATCCCACAAGCACTTTCAAATGGAGAATTAATTGACTTTAGATATATCGTCGATTCTTATTCTGGTACAATATCTGCTTCTTCTAAATATCAATTAGCTAAATTAGCTGCAGTAAACGGCCAAGCAATGGCGCTTTTAAATGCTCCATCAATGCAGCAATTTGAGAAATCAGTTGATCCAAGCTTTATTGATACTACAAATAAATTGGTTTCAACTGAATTAATTGCACAAGGTGGAAACACTACATTGAATCCTAGCTTCCTTTATAAGTTTGCTGAAGAGGATGTTAAAGGAGTTCCATTATCTTCTTATGCATCTTATCACTTCCCTAACCTAATCGTAAGAAGCGGAAGCAAGAATATCTCAGTTCCACAAGCAGCATATATTTCTAACCTATATGTTAGAAAATTCAAAAATGGTACTCCATTCTTGATTGTAGCTGGTGGAAAACGTGGAGCTCTTAATGATCCAGAAATAGTCGGATTAGAATATGATCTTACTGATGATGATAGAGATTACTTAGAGCCAGCTGGATTTAACTTAACAGTTAAACGTAGAGGATTTGGAATTATCTTATTCTCTAATAACACTGCATACCAAAGAATTAATTCAGCTCTTAATAATGCTCATGTTAGAGATAACTTATCTACTATTGAGAGAGACCTTGAGAAAATCTTATTTAACTTCTTGTTTGATTTCAATGATGAGATTACAAGATTAAGAGTAAGAACAATTGTTGAAAACTACTTAAACGCAGTAGTTAATGCAAAAGGAGTTTCTACATATGAAGTAATATTTGATAGTTCAAATAATACAAATGAAGTAATTTCTGCAAATGCAGCAATTATCGATATTCGAGTAGATTTCCCAAGAGGAATTCAAAAATTCATCAACCGAATTACTATTACAAGAGTAGGAGGATCGTTGAGTTCAGATGCTACTGGATTTATTCCAAGCTTCTAAGAATAAAGAACAATTATAGAAAAAGAGATCTTCGGATCTCTTTTTTTGGTTTGATAAATAATAAAAAATAAAGAGTATGAGTTATACTAGAGAACAGGTTGAAGCTGCCGTAAAAGCAAAAGGATACGTATGGTTTGAGGATGCATCTAATAAATCGTATGATGTAAATATCGTAGGTGTGAGAAACACAGCACCGTCCGTTTATAAAAAAGTGACTAATGTTTTTGATGATCACCTTACTATATCATTTAAAGATGAAAAGGGAGTTCAGCAATATTATTGTTGGATGGCTACCTGTGATCCTGGTAAAAAAGGAGTTCAACAATTCCATAATAAGAATGGTGTTGCAAGATTAGTACCAGGTCAGTACAGAGGAGTATGGAAAATTGATTTACATCAAGGAAAGTACGAAGCCCTATGCCAAAGAAATGGTAATGTTACTGTTTGGAGAGATGCAAATAAAGATCTTATTTTTGAAGAGAATAAAACTGATACTGGAATGTTTGGTATCAATATCCACAAAGCTGGGCAAGATTCTACTTGGGTAGAAAACTGGTCAGAAGGATGTCAAGTATTTAAAAGAGTAAAAGATTTTGATGCTTTCGTAGTTATCTGTAAAAAGGCAGCTAAGATCCATGGAAATAAATTTAGTTATACGCTATTGGAGTCAACTGATATAAAATAAAAAAGAGGAGCTAAATGCTCCTCTTTTGTTTTATTCAAATTCCTCTAGGGAAATATCGTCAATATCATCGAGTATTCCGATAATTTCATTTGCCATGATAACATAGTGTTTTTCTCCTTTGTACATTAGCTCTAATCCAGAATAACGATTAAATAGGATAGTATCACCGGGCTTAACTATCATTTCATTGTGTTTGGTCCCGTCACCAGTACTAACAACAACTCCAATGTTTGGTTTTTTTACGGCTTTTTCAGGAAGCATAATTCCTTGTTTTGTTCTAGTCTCCTTACTGTTTGGTTTAACTAGCACTCTTTCGTATAAAGGCTTCATATTGATGATAAATTATTTTTTAAATTTGTAAATTCTCTAGAATTGTAGTTGGTCATTCGATATGACTCAAAGAATTCAACTAGAGCCTCTCTGATTTCATCTGGAAATACTTTAATAGACAGACGAGTTAACTTAATATTAAAAAGTAAGTGTTCTCTAATCTCATCTATTTTATCTTGATCCTTAATCTTATTGACTATTTGAATTTCTGATACAATACTAGATATTACGGCTTCGTCCAGGTCATCGAGTTGAGAAATAATTTGATCTCCGAACTTTTCATGAACTGCTGAGATTACCTTTTTAGCTTTTGCTGGAGAAACACTGGTGATCTTTGGAATATTATCTGACTTATCGCCTAGTAATATTTTACTCAATACTTCATCAACAAAATCTACTTTATACTCAACATAATCTTTATTAAGTAAGTTAGAGATGGTCTTTTCAAGAGTTGCTCCAGTGATATGATCGTCGCTTAGTGAAAAGAAGTTATCTATCTCTTCATTAGCAGCGGTAGGAATTAACTGGGATGGGACAAAAAGTCTCTTGGTTTTAGCCATTTGCTTAGGCGTAATCACAAGCACGTTTTTATCAGTAACTCCAGTAGTCTGTTTAATGTCTTGGTCTACTGTGTAGATCAAGATGTCACATTTTAAAACATCGCATAAATATGCAATGATGTCATCACCTTCAGTACCTTTAAACTTATACTGATTAATTCCAGACTTGGCAACTAGTGGTGCCATAATAACATTCTGAAAATAATCAAAGAAAAGATATTGATGATCGTCGTATTTACGAGTTCCTTTATATTTAAACTCAGTAGGAGCAGAAGTAGTCTTAAAATCTGAATTCTTAAAGAACTCATTAGTATACTCTTTTCTCCAACTAGCTGAATCAAAAACAATATGGACCTTTTCTGGATTAGACGAAATAGGTGCAATCAAGGAATTTAGGTAAGTGAAACAGAAATTTCTAAATGTTATTCTTACGTGTTCCTTTAATATGAATCCACCATCATTGAATAGATCACTAACATAGTAAGCGTCACCAGTTCTTTTATCCTTAAAGGACAAAGACTTAGTGACGCTTATTGCGACATTAATAAAAGCGTTACCGTCTATGATTAAGTCCATGTTAACTTTTTAGTTTTTATCTTCGGTATCATTCTTTTCGCCAGTCTTACGAATAGATCGAATCGCGGCAGAAAGAGTTTCAGACTCTAGTAGATTAAAAGCTCCTTTTGATTGAGAATAATTAGCTGATGCAATTAGGACAAATAGAGCTTGACTAATATTCATCTTAGTTATAAACTCTTCATATGCGTTATCGTCAGCGTATGTGATTGTCCCAAACAAGATATTTTGTGGGGACTGTTCTCCAGATTGGATAGGCTCCTTTTCTAGAGAAACTTGTGCTTCTTTATTTTCTTCCATGATTACTCTAAATTATTTTAAAGATTTGAGAATAGTGAATCGTATTCATCATCTGGGTCAGTTGAAGAAACTGCTTCTGCTTCTTTTTCTGGCATTGATTGAGTTGGAGTACTTGCAAACTCTAGGTCATCATTTACACTAGCTTTTGGTGCATTTGATTTTCCAGGTTTCATTTTAGAACGAATTAATTCATTCATTTTAGTATCCTTACTTCTTTCAAGAATCATCTCAAGAACTTCTCTTTGAGGAACTGCTGCAACGATTGCCTCAGCTACTTTAGTGAAAGTCTCTTCTGTCCAATCTTGGTGGAAATATTCATCCATTTTTGGAGTATTCTTTGTCATGAACTCGGTTACAAGCTTGATTGATTTTTCATCATTTTTAACCTGTACTTGAGTATCACCGATTTTAAATACTAATGGAGTAACTTCATCCATGAATTTACATTTAGCCCAGTCTCTAAATTCTTTGGTTTTCTTACCAACTACACAAAGAAGATCCTTTCCTTCAAGTAGGTGATAAGGATTTACTTTTTTACTTGTTGAGAATCCATCTAATTCTTCAGGATTTACTAATTGGTCGATTAACATACCAATTTGATTTCTGAATTTAAAGATTTTAATAGTTCCTTCAAGATCAGGTCTCTGTGGATCTTTCTTGATATAAACGGCTGAATGGTTAGTACTCCATCGAGAGAAGTTTTTACCGATTTCTTCAGCAATTTCAGGTTCCTCTTTTTTCAAAGAACGAAGAACTGATTCCATTGTCCATAGGATTGAAGGTTTTTCAACATTCGATGGACAGTCAATAATTAGGGATTCCTTAGTTAAAGGATTCCAAAATTTAGCAGTGTACTTAGTGTACTTGCTTTTAGATTTGTCAAACACATAAGGGATAAATCTAAATACTGATTTATACGAACCATTGTGCGCATTTGGATCCGGGTCATAAACGTTTGGATCTACTTTTTTACCGCCACCAGCTTGAGGCTTTCTTGAAAAGTTCTCTTCTGGTAAATCAAAAAAATCTGTCATAATTTTTGTTGTTATTTTTATAATCTTGTACTTGATATATTACTAAAAGTTTTAATAAAACAAAAAAAATGCCTCATACAGAGGCATTTTCATAATTTAAAAGTATATGGTAATTCTTATTTTGCTGCGATCTCGTCAGTCAAAGTTTGGCGAAGATTCTTTGCACCTTCTTGAAGTTTAGTCATTTCAGCTTTAATTGCTGGATGCTTAATTTCTTTACGAATTTCTTGCATTTTCTTTTTAAGTCTGTTTCCAGCGCTTTTTACACCTTTTCCATAATATTTATCAGCGTCTTCTTCTGCTGCTGATACAAGGGAAATAATTGGGTCAAATATTGCAGCTTGAACAGATGCAATTTCAGCCTTTAGTTTTTCAAAATCGTTCATATTTAATAATTTTATACTTTTTTACTATAAAATATGAATTGGTTTTTAAATTGAGGTAACTATATGGTCTACTTTAGTTGAAAAAGTAGCATCTGGATATTGTTCTAATGCTTGAGTAACCCATGCTTCCATTACGTGAAGGTATTCAGCGATATTTATATAACCAGATTGAATAAATGGAATTAGGTAGCTATCAAATACTTGATCTAATGGAATATTTTGGGCTTGTGATCTTGCATACATTCCTTCAACCATTGATTCTATTTCATCGCCTAATAGGAAATATTTGTAGCTCTTCTTAGCGTTATTTCTCTCCATTTTATCACTTACATGAGAATTAAAAGGAGTTCTGTTTATACCAAGTTGATCTAGATGATTTGTTTCATGAGTAAGAATATCGATTAATCGATAATACATTTTGCTATATAGGATAGGTTCTGCTTTTGGGTTTAAAATAATATGTAATACTATTTTGGGTATCTTTGATTTTGATTTACTCATTTTGGTATTAGCATCAATACAATATCCTAAGTGATCAAAATTTATTTTTTCCCAAGGTAACCCGTTAAAATGATTATCTTCTTCTAGAATAGGTGAATTATCGCGACGAACGTTTAAAATTAGGTCAAACGTAAATGGTTCTACAAATTCCATCCCAGAAAAAATAGTATATTGTGTACTCTCTTCTAGAGAAGAGGTACGTAATTTCTCAATCAATGTTTGAGAAAGATCCTTAATAAATTGGGATTTTTGATCCATGCTTTCGTTTATAAATTCGATAAATGACTTAATCATTACTTTTTATGTTTTATGAAGGTTACATCAATGTCTTCAGTCGTAGGCATATCACTTGAAAAAACTACTGTGACATCAGGCAGTTGCTTAGCTATAATATTTGAAGCAGATGCATTTTTTAGTTTTTCAATAAATGGTAAGTCTTCACTTGAAATATTTACACGATCACCCTTAACAATATCAATTAGACTTTTTTGTCGAACTTCTATTTCAGGTCCAGTTAACTTTTTCTTATCGGAATCTATTATGTTTTCTTGAGCCCAAGCCGTTAGTTTTTCTGCATCAATAGAATAACAAGGGTATTCTATTACAACACTACCATCTGGGTATTTACGACGACCATTTCCAACATCATCTTGGCCAGTCATAAATAGAAATTTATATTCGATTGCCTTCTTTACTGGTGCCGCTGGAGCTCCTGGCATAGTAGGCATTCCTAGGTCCTGTTCAATAATAAATTCTGAATACTTACGAATATGTTTATTTTTCATCTTTATTAGAGTCTTTCTTTTTTTCTATAATGATTCCATTTCGTTGTTTCCACATATTCTTATTAACTTTAACATCACTATTTTTACCAGCAAGAACAATTGAACCATCGTTAACTTTCTTTACCTCAAATCGAGTAGCTGCATATCTAACAAGATCGCCCTTTTCAATAGATTCAAATTCATGATCTTTACTTTCATTTACAAATTGGTTGAAACTAAACATGAAAATAGATTTTTTATTATTTATCTAAACAAAAAAGCAGCAAAAGTAATTTGCTGCTGTGGTATTTATTTTAATTTGATTTTACCCGTCACAGCTTAAGCAGTCAACCATTGCTCTAGCTGAGATATCTCCACGTAATACTGATTCAGTTCGCATGTAATAAAGTGTCTTAATTCCAGACTGATATGCTTCTAGGTGAACTTGATTAATAAATTTAGGTTCAGCTTCAGTAGGGAAAGCAAGATTTAAAGAAACTGACTGGTCAATGTATTGTTGACGTATTCCAGCTTGACGAACTAATTCTAATTGATTTAATTCTTTAAAGGTAAGGTATACATCCTTTAGTGGAATATAGGTAGACTGGTCTATTTCTGGGAGTTTGTTGAATTTACTTAGAGTAATAGGATTTCCAGTCTCTCCTAATTTTACTCTATAGTTATCCATAAATTCTAGATCCTGTACAGATCCCCCATCTGATAATATTTGATCCCATGTTTCTTTAGTATCGTATCCTAACTTCTCAAGGACTTTTTCCAGTGATGGATTCTTACGAATAAATGTTCCTTTAGCTGTTTGCTCGGTAAAAACATTTGCCGCCCATGGTTCAATACCGGCTGATACATTACCAGAAAGCTTAGAATTTGAAACGGTTGGAGCTACTGCTCGTTGATGAGAGTTTCTCATGCCAGTGCCAACACACCATAGGGGTTCTCCATATTCCCGTGCCATATCTCTACTTGCACGTTCGCTTTCAATTTTAAGCTGCGAGAATATTTTACGAGTCTCAAATTGAGCAGGTAAGGAATCAAATGGGATATTTTTATTTTGTAAATAAGTATGCCAGCCTAATACACCTAAACCCAGAGCTCTACCTTTTTCGGCAGATCGAACAGAATTTTCAAAGCCTCTCATGTATTTTGCTCTCTGAATAAACTCTTCAAGAACTCCATCTAAGAACCATGTTGCAGTGTAGATTAGGTCAGTATCTTTCCACTCTTCATATTTTGCAAGATTTAAGGAGGATAGGCAACATACAAATGAGTGATTTTCATCAGTATGTAGAGTGATTTCACTACAGATATTAGTCATATAGACTTTAAGGCCGTTCTTTTTATATGCTTCAGGATTTTGACGATTAACGTTTCCTTTATACATAATATATGGTTCACCACTAGATTTACGTTTTCTTAAAACTGCTGTCCATCTGCGACGCGATTCTTTATCACCATGCTCTAGTTTTTGCATAAAGTCATCAGATACAACAACACATTGATGAAGATTTAAACACTGTCGATTAATATCTCCTTTAGGTTCTCTAATTTCTAGCCAATCCCAAAAGTCTCCATGTTCAATATCCATATTTACAGAAGCAGCGCCTCTACGAACGTTTCCTTGATTAGTTGCAAGAACAGAGGAATCGTATATTTTACAGAAAGGAACAAGCCCGTCAGATGTACCATTTTGAGAAATAGTGGATCCGGCTGGTCTTATTTGATTTACACCAACTCCAACTCCTCCGCCATGTTTAGCTAAGAGCATAAGCTCTAAGTTTTTACCGCCGATGTCTGCAATAGAATCTGCAACATCAATACCAAAACATGAAATAGGAAGACCGCGCTCTGTTCCAGTGTTTGAAAATACTGGGGTGGCTAAATTTAACCATCCTTTCCACATATAGTCAAAAAACTTAGATGCCATTTCTGGCTTACGAAGTCTCTTTGCAATAGATGTTGATACTCTCCAATAAGCGTCTTTAGGTGTTTCACCCTCAAGTAAGTATCCCCTAGATACTGTTTTAACGTATACTTCAGTATTTGCCCATACTGGAAAGTGAACGCCTATTTCCCAACCTAGTGATTCTCCTTGGTTTATTTTATTTTCTTCCATCTTCTTTATTATTCGTTAATTTGTTTAATTCTTCTGCTATTCTAGGAGAGACAATAATCCATGAAGCTGGACTACGTTTCCCAGCCTCGTCTAACATGCGACAATATTCACCAAGTGGTGTTAATTTACCAGAGTTCTTCTTCTGACCAGTTTTCATTTTCTCCAGCTTTAGCGTAATCTGTAGGGCGAATTGCAAAGAAGTCAGTATGAGTATGTCCGCCAGTAAGGTGATAAAACCAATCAAGTTCTGACGCTGAATCTTCGCTATATTGAAAAATAGACTCGTATCCTAATTCATTTAGTTTTTCATTTGCTCTCTTCTTGATAAAATCTTTTAGATTTTCAGCTTTAAGATTCTCAAGATCTCCCATTTCAAACATCTTATCAATAAAATTAAGCTCCATATCTACCATTAATGTTGCTGCTTCTTCTACTTGTGCTTGAACAGATTCTCGAAGTTCAGGATATTCATCGCACATATGTCTAAATAACTGGCAACCCATTTTAGAGTGAAGCGATTCATCTCTAACTGACCATTTCATTTGCTGACCTATTCCTTTTAAGAAATTTCTCATTTGAAAAGAATATAGGACAGCAAAGGACGAGTAGAGGGATACTCCTTCAGCAAATGCGGAAAATATAGCAAGTGACTTTGCCACATCTCTACGGGCATCTGATGAATCAGCTAGATCAATATGAGTATAATCGCTAGCTGTAGATAATAAAAATTCAAATTTAGCAGCAATTGTAGGTTCATGCATAAATGCTTTAAAATCATCTAATCCTAGGGTTTCGTTTAGGTAAGAATAGGCAACTGCATGTATTGTCTCTTGCGAACCAAATATCATTGCCATTTGCTTGATTTCATATTTAGGAAACCACTTAGTAACCATACCTGTCCAATAATCACTTACTGCACATTCAGTTTGAGCAAAACCTAAAAGAATATTACCAACTAGGTTTTTTTCAGCAGGGGTTAAATTTTCATTCCAATCTTTAATATCACCTTGCATTGAGATCTCAGTATGTAGCCAAAATGCTTGTGCTTGTAGTAGCCAACCTTCAGTGTAATATATTGGATATTCAAAGGGTTTATATTCGATTCGTTCTTTAAAAAGGGAACTTGCCATATTTTTTTACTTGTTTTTTTAGACAACGCTGCTAATACTATCAGGGTTGCCGATTGTTAATTTTTTAAATTACCGTCTTAATCTAGATTGAACTGGTTTAGTTCTTGGTTATTTATCTTGTCCTGCATTTGGGCTGAGCTCTTTTGAAAATTAATTTTCAGAGTCTTCAACAAATTCAAATTTTAAGCTCTTATTTAGGATATCTACTTTAGAAACCTTAACATACGGAAAACGATTTATGTTATTTTCAAGATCTTTTCTTTTTAGAGATACTTCATAGTTTTCACCATCAATATCGATTGAAATAGAATTTTTCTTAGTGTTAACTTCGTATGCAAAGCGTCGAGACTCAGTTTTTTCTCTAAGTTGTTGCCATGCTAATTTTTCAGTATTGACACTTTCTGGATTTAGAGTAAGGACTATTCTAAATTGTCCGCCTTTTGATGTAATATCTTTTACATATACATTAAGTGAATCGCCAGTTCGTAAAGTTCGTTTGATTGTCTCATAATCATCAAATTCAGTTTGATGTACAAGACCAGTAAAATATCCATCTATCTCAACAAATACACCAAAGTCATATGGTTTATTAGTAAGAGTACCGGCGTATTCTCGATTGAATTCAAGATTCTCAATCATTGTAGGCATTGAATGAGTGACATATTTCTTATACGAAAGAATGAATAGGTCATTTGCTTGATCATAGTTGTCAACCATTACAGTCAATGTCTTGTTTAACATATCATTAAAGTTATGAACTACGTTTGCTGCTGCATGTGAACCTGGAATAAAACACTCAATCTCTTTGTTATAAAGAGCAAGGTAACCTCCTTTAATTAGTTTAGTAATCGTTACATCAAACCATTTGTTCTCAGCAAGATTAGTAAATAGATCCTGTTTGTATGAGATGGATAGTGCTTTTCTTTCAGATCCATAGTTTTCACCAAATTTAGTTGATTTGTAAACCATGATTAAAAACTCTCGATCTTCTCCTTTAGAAAGCGTCTCAATATCTTTTGAGTATTCTCTAAAAGGAATAATAATTGGTGTTTTAGAAGTTATCTCTTCTGCGTGAATGAGTTTATCTTGGAAAGAGATAATATTTGCTTGTACACGATATACACCGCTTTCCTGTAGGTCTTTTGCTGAGATTTCACCAGTTTTTTCATATCTATTCATTAGATCATATAGCTCTTGTGCATATGGCTCATGGCAATAGATTTTAACGCCGGCTTTTTTATCTTCTGCGGTAAGGTTAACACGTGTATTGTATTTACCTAATGTTGTGAATTGATCAATAGTTGTCATTGCGAATTAATTTATAATTTATACACCTGTTTGTGGATAAAGTTTTTACAAAAAACAAAAAAAGAGATAGTTTCCTATCTCTTTTACTTTTTAATATCGGTTGGCCTTATTGAGTTGGCTGACTTTCAGACGGTTCCTCCATTAAAGTACACTCAGTTGTTAACATTAATCCTGCAATTGAGACTGCATTTTCCAAAGCGGAACGAGTAACTTTTGCAGGGTCAATGATTCCTGAGTCAATCATATTGACATATTGGGCATTACGAACATCATATCCATATAGCGGATCATTTGCTTCTACTATTTTGTTTTTAATTACGTCAAAACTAATTCCTGCATTTGCTAAGATTGCAGATAATGGAGATTCACATGATTCAAGTAGGATTCTTACACCAGTAAGAATTTCGTCACCACCAAAAGAATATGTTCCATCGGCGATTCCAGCATGAACTTTAATACTTGCATTAAGTAGTGCAATTCCTCCTCCAGGTAGGATACCCTCCTCGATTGCTGCTCTAGTTGCGCTAAGAGCATCATCAAGTCTGTCCTTTTTCTCTTTAAGTTCGACTTCACTATATGCTCCAATCTTAAGAATTGCAACTCCTCCTTCTAATTTAGATAATCTCTCTTTTAGAAGAAGTTTTTCAGATTCGTTTTCTTTAAATTCGATTTGAGCCTTAATCTCATTAACTCTCTTTTCAATTTCTCCCTCTTCACTAGAACCATTTACAAGTACTGTACTATCGTGAGTCACTGTTATTTTTTCGCACTGTCCTAAGATTGTTTCGACTGCTTCAGGATTAATATTTGTAATATCGTGACCAGCTTCTTCAGATAAGAATGTTGCTCCACATACTGCAGCAATATCTTTTAATTGATTTATTTTATGTTCACCGAAACTTGGAGATCTAACTGCAGCTACTTCAAGTGAACCATTAACTCGATTCATAATCAATGCTTGTAAAGCGTCACCTTCAATTTGATCTGCAATAATTAATAGCGGTCTCTTCTTAGAAACAGTATAGTCAAGAACATTAACTAGTCCCTTAAGACCTTTAATTTTACCACTATAGATAAGTATGAATGGATTGTTGAAATTTACTTCAAATTTCTCCATGTGATTGATAAAATATGGAGAGATATAACCTCCACCAAATTGCATTCCTTCAACCACTGTCATACTTGTCTCGTGAGTTTGACTATCCTCAATTGTAATAATTCCGTCAAATCCAACTACATCCATTGCGTCGGCAATGATATTTCCAATAGTAGTATCTCCATTAGCAGAAATAGTTGCGACATTTCGGATTTGTTCAATATTATCTACATTGACTGAAGTATCTTCTAAATATTGTTTAATAATGTCAGTTGCCCGGTCAATACCTTTTTTCAATTCCATTGGATCGTATCCTGATTCAATTAACTTGATTCCTTTATTTAGAATAGCTTGAGCAAGCACAGTTGCAGTAGTTGTACCGTCACCGGCTTCCATTGCAACATTTGATGCTACCTGCTTTACCATTTGAGCACCTAAGTTCTCAACTGGATCTTTTAGGAATACTTCACGTGCAACACTAACACCATCCTTAGTGATAGCATACTGGTTTTTTCTTCCAAGAACTACGTTTCGTCCTTTTGGACCAAGCGTTACTTTTACAGAATCTGCCAATTGGTTTACGCCTCTTCTTAAAGCGTCTCTGGATTCTGATCCAAATGTGATTTCTCTAGGGTTGTTACTCATAATATATTATTGTTATTTTTTTGCAAAAAATCGTATAGTCGATCTCTAAGATCTACTATTTTATGCATCTCCGGTTTTTCATTTGGTCCAATCCAAACTAAAAAACCTCCTTGCGTTTCATATCCGGATTCCTCTTGAAGCATTAGTCTGTATAGACTTAGCTGTATTGAATATCCGTTTAAAGAATTATCCCACATGTCATCAAAAGGGTATAATAATTTTTGCTTTCTACCCTCCTTATCAGCATCTGTTGTAAATTTCTTATTTGTTTTCCAGTCTCCAACATATCGACCTTCATTTAATTGAAATAGAGCATCAAGAGTTCCAGCCAATCCCCATTTTCTAGAGAATACTCTAAATTCTTGGTGGATTGGGGTAAATTTATGAAGGCGTTCATCATATAAGGCTAGAAACTTATAGACTCTGTCAAGCTCTCGTTCATCAGTTGGCATTGCAGGATTAAGACCATTATAATAGTCTTCGATCCATTTATGAACATTTGTCCCAAGCTTAAGAGCAATATCAGAAATCTCTTTCCACTCAGCTAGGATAATTTTCTTGGCGGTACCTCTTTTCTTAGCCACCATGCCAGCAATCATGTCTGAATCAAATGGCTTCTTAAACTGTCCTAAAAAACCAGTCACAGATTGAAACATCTGGACTGGTCTCCTTGTTACAGGATTCAGGTATGAGTAAGAGTGACTCGCTTCGTCAAAGACGAAGTTTGGGTCCTTAAAATATTCTAGTTTAGATTCCAATTTATGATTGTGTCTCAAACTCTTCTACTACAGGAAGTCCTGAAAGTTTTAAAAGAGTTTGAATTCCAGCAAAAACATCGCGTTGGCAATATTCAGCAATTCTTTGAGTATCCCCATCTTGCCAAAATACTCGGCTTACCTCTTCGCCTTTGATATCTCCTTTTGGAGTCTCAAGACCAATTGACGTAACTAATAATTCAAGAGAAACAAATCCCTCTTGCCATGCACCAAAACTCCATACTTCAGAAGTATCGATAAATGGCATTTCCCAAGGTTTTAAATTGGTCACCTGAAGTCCTTTAGGTAGGGATCTTCCGTGAATTAAGAGACGTTTACACATCATCGGTACATCGAATCTTTTAATATTATGGCCTGAAAATTTAAGAGCAGCAAACTTATCAAATACTTTTTGAATTCCATTAAGTACTTCATCTTCATGCTCTGAACAATAACTCTTTAAGATCACATTAGGATCCTCTCCAACAAAAGTCAATCGACCGAATGTTGCACAGACTATCCTAGCAAACTCTGGAGTCAGGGCTGCTTTTGCTTGATATAACTCTTCGTCAGTCATGTCTCGGTTCTCTTCAAATCTGGAACGAAGATATTCACAACGTTTTGACCAGAGCTCAGCCATTTTTGGTTTGTTTAGGGCAAGATCGTCTAGTGTTGCGTATTCTGATGCTGTTTCTAGATCAAAAAATACGACTTTTGCTAATTCGGCGGGTGTATACATAGTTTAAATTTATTCTTGATTATCTAATTCGTCAGCCTCATCCATTACTCTATTTGAAAATTTCATTATAAGTAAAGCGGTAAGTTTGACTGCTACTATTATTAGAACTGAGGCCACTACTAAAAGTTTCATTTTTCTACTACTTTAATTATCATACTGCTAGGATATATGTCAGTCTTACCATTACATAGCTCAATTGAAGTAAATCCATTACTATAGTGATTTACGTTTCTTGCATCAATTGAGAGTTGGTCTTTGACAAAAACGACTAAGTCGCACTCTTTTGATTTCTTATTGTAACCATATAACAGTCCTCCAAATAAAGAAAATACAATTAGTAATAATCCAATGAGTTGCCAATTTAATTTTAAAAGTTTCATATTTTTAGTTTTAGTTTATTAATCCCACCAGCCTTTCATGCCTGATCCATCAAACCATTTATCCCAAAGGTCTTCTGATTCTAGATCAACATTTTGAGACTTAGCTTTATCTAAGAGCATTATATAATGAGAGTGTTCTTGACCATTAAAGATTGTCCAAAGTTCTTTCCATTCCTTTTCTTCAAGTTCACGAGACAAAGCGTAGATTTTACTATTCATCTCCTTAATGCTAGCAGGTTGATCCTCTTCATCATTATCTCCAAAGATTCCATATGAAAGATCTACCTTATATCCTAAAGTCTCTTCAGCTAAATCAATATAGTCATCAGTTGATTGTCTGCTTAGGATCTCGATAGCTCTCTTGATTTTGGCTACTTTTTTTAATCTAGGTCCATCTACTTCGTTTCCATGGTGCTCCAATGTATGAGCAAGTGGTTCAAGAGAACGAGCTAGGATTCTCATTTGAAAGCTTGAGTCCCATGAGCGGTAGTTCCAAATTACCTTCCAGAAAAAGAAGATATTTTTGACTCCATTATGTAGGTCGTAACGAAGGAAATCCCAAGTCTTCCAATACCATTTTTGACGATTTACCATTCTCTCTAATGATTTAAAGAATGTGTCTGCAAATTTAATTTCCATATTACTTATTTTTTTTAACTAAATTCAGTTGAAGTAGACACCCTAAGTCCATCTATGATATGATCAAAGTATTTGGATTGATCATATCCAGGATCTCGATGATAGCCCTCGTTTTTCATATGGTCAAGATATGCTTGATTATAGATGTGTCCATCAGGTTCGCCCCAACTAAAAGCCATCTCGATAAACTCTTCGATATCTTCCTCTGCTCCATACTCATCAACCACTCGACCGCTTCGGATAAATGCTAAGAGCTCCTCCTTGTTTCGGTAATATTTTTCTTTATTGAAATTCCAACAGAATCGCCAGCCCATGCTGCGTTTACCTAGGTGAATTGAAGTTTCCTCAATAAACTCACTCCAAGGGGAATGGTACTCCCATTCAGATTCACTATTTTCTAGCGTGCAAAAGCCTCTCTCAATTGTTCCTGGCGAAATATCTAATGCTTCTATCCTCTCCTGAAGTTTCCTTTTTTTCTCAAGCATTTCAGCATGAGTAGGTATTCTATAAAAATTAGTTCCCATATTAGTTTAGTGCAAATTCATATTCTTTTTTAGTTGCTTTAGAGTCTTCAGTAACTCTAAATCGAGTAGCATCGTAACCAATCCATCGCATACCCAGCTTAGTCATACCCTCATTGATAAGTCCTTTGATAATGTATACCCTTTGGTCTAGTGCATTATGATACTCATTTTCTACTTCGTATTCTTCTCCGGCAACTACGTGAGCACCTTCAGGTAAGTTTTTATCGTTTATACAGGTGACTCTTTTCATTTTAAATTCTTTTAAGTATTAAACATCCTTCTGAGTCAAGTTTTGGAATATACATTGACCTGTCAATTGCATTTTTACCGTTCATGTTTAGTTCCATCTCAATAATCACTTCAATTTCTGTTGGTTGTTGAAGGGATTGGATAAGTTGTTGAAAAAATGTTGCACCACTCTTACCATCTTCATAACCTACATAATATGCTTTCCTCATATCTTCCAAAGTAAACACCTTGTCTTTATTCAACTCTATTGCTTTATTAAATCCGCTAATAACACCACATTGATAATCTAAACCTCTATCCCAATACCCACCTTGTATTTTTGGTTCAGGTGCTTCTATATTAAAACGAACTTCAAATTCTTTTCTTAAAAGAGAAGTAATCATATTAACATCAACTACTCCAAATATCTCATCACAGTTTTGTTTAGATAACTTCATTTTATCTGTTGTGTTAAGCATATTTATATCTGTTGTTGCAATAACAAATCTTTCATCATTAATAAGCATATACTCATCATGATCTTTAATTAATTTTGCTGTCATTGTATTTCAAATTCAAATTTTAACTCTTCTGTAACTACTCCTTCATTAGCGAAATATCGAAGTAGGGCTAGGTCTTTGGCTTTAGCTTCGATTTCAACATCTGCTTCAAATCCATAATCTGGTATATTATCATACACGTAATCTGCATGCGAACGATTAATTACTGATGCATCTTCATATAGAGCCTTTGAGCTAGAGAAGTGCTGTAGTGGTATAGTATCTCCCCAAGTAGAGGCTGCAAGTTTAGCCGCCTGCTCTGCTGAAATATCATTAGTACAGAACCTGTGGTGAAAGTGATCAAAGGTGATTGGACAGCCAACTACTTTGTAAACTCCATCAAAAAGATCGATTACGCCAAACTGACTTGCTTTATCATCATTTTCGACTACAAGACGAGCTCTAGTCGAGGGGGCGAGTTTTTTGAAGTTTTCACAAAATCTACTAAGAGCGTTTGGCTTGTCTCCATATGAGCCGCCGATATGAATATTAATTGCTGACCTGTGATCCTGTGGAAGTCCCATTAAATCCATGATACGAGCATGCTGATCTAGGTCATAAATACTTTTACGAACTACTTCTGGATTAGGGGAGGCAAGCACGTCAAATTGGCCGGGATGAAATGATAACCGAGCACCGAATGTTTTAGCAACACTGCCTATTCTTTGGGCAAAGACCTGAATTTTGTCAAACTCTGGAAGATCCTCAAGCCTGTATTCACTCATCCATGGAAATAGGTCGCTTGACATTCGATAGACCTGTATACCATTTAGATTATTCCAGGTAAGAATAATAAAGAGATCATCTAGATTCTTTTGAATTAGTTCACTTACGTAGGTTAGACCTTTTTCATCAAAGGTTTTTTTGATCATGCCACGATTAGTGGTAACTCCCTGATCTTTCAGGCTTAAATTTATGCAACAATATCCTAGTCTCATAGGGTTATGATACTCTTTTTTTCTTAACTTTAAAAATCCGCTTGTCGTGCGCGCGAGTACTACTAAAGTATCTAAGTAGTAATTATAAAAGTAGGATAGAAGTATTATTTACTATAGTAGTACTATCAAGTACTCCCGCCCACTAACCCTCTTCTACTACTGGGAATTTTAAAGGTTTTACAAAAATAAATAATATCTTCTGAAAAGAACTTTTTTGTCCAACTAGTGTATAACAGTATCAGGATTTTAAAAATTACCAACATGAATGACAATTGTAAGCATAGATTTTTCTATACTTTATCCAGGTATATGTATTTGTAAAGACTTTAAAGAGTTTAAATGGTTTTCAGTAGTAAACACTAAGCTACGGAAAGTCGACAAAGAAAATCTAGAGCACCTTGTTATTAAATATCCAAATCTTCTATTAGATCAAACTAGTACAGTAAGAAAAACTCATCCTGAGTATCATATTACTGAGAGAACTAAATTAGTCAACTATCAAGATCTAATTGAGAAGATAATCACCAATATTTTAAGGGAAGTAGGAGACGATCAAGTAATCGTAGCCATTGAGGGAATCTCATTTGGCTCAAAAGGGAATTCACTAGTTGATATTTCACAATCTACTGGAATACTTAAGCATGAGTTACTTACAAGAGTCTTAAAGGGAGACGCTGATCGACTATTTGTTTTTAGCCCAAGTGAACTTAAAAACGCAATTGGCTGTAAAGGTAATGCAAATAAAATGGATATTTTTAATAAATTTATGGAGGATCCTCTTATTGAATCAGTAAAAGACTCGGATTTACATAAGGCAATTTCTCAAGAAAAATGGATAGTTCAAGGAGACAAGATAGTCTCTCCAATAATTGATATGGTAGACTCTTTTTTAGGAGTCGTTAAGATTTACCAACTTTTAAAATAATTAACTATGAATGGCCAGAAAAAAGAAAGGGGACACCCACTACATTAACAATAAAGAATTTACTGCAGATATTATTCTTTGTAAACAGAATGGAGAGCTCTCCGAATATACAATAAACTGTTTTATCTCATTAGCCAACAGAGCAGTAGACCGTCTCTATTTTAAAGACTATCGTGACCGAGAAGACTGTATTCAGTCAGCGATTCTAGACTGCTTAAAATATTGGAAAAGCTTTGATGAGACTAAAATGGCTATTCCAAACGCATTTGCATACTTTACACAAATCTGTAAAAATGGATACGCAAAAGAGTGGAAAAAGATCCATAAAAAGACTGGACTAGATCCTGATGACACACTAGAATTTATCTCAATTAGTACAAGCGGAGAAAATTCAGTGTACAGCATATAAAGTTATTCAATTTAATAAATAACATAAATCTAGTAAACTCTAATGAATGTTCAAAACTTAAACTTTTTTGATAAGTTTGGAAAGAACTTAAACTTCCTATACGACCCAATTGATTCAATATGGAAGGGTAAAATATTCTTTAAAAACATTTCAGTATATCTTTTCGATAATGAAAACCTTTTCATATTAGAGGAGATAGCTACAGATACATACAGGTTTCCAACACTTTTATCAACCCAGTCTCTAGAATTTAGTTGGAAAGATTCTGAAAATAGTGATACTATTTTTCTATATGATGTAGTTAGAGACACAACTCTACTTGAAAATTTTATCAATAAAGTAGAGTCCTCTAATTTTGCACACTCAGATTTTTCAAGTAGCCCAGCTCCGCTAGACTTAAAAATGCCTTTACAGGTAAATATTGCGTTTAGCCCATTAACTGAAGTTGCATACGAGAGAAAACTCTTACTTAAATTAATTGATGGGGCTACTGAAACTATTATTGGTGAATTTGATCTATACGGAGAAGGAATTGAAGAGGAGGAGAGATTTAAAGTATGGGCACAAAACTTTGGAATTAGATTCTTACGAGAGGACGCAAATATCCTTAAAGACTATGATATAAAGGAGGCCTATCCAGACGTCGATGCTCTAAACAAGGCTCGGAAACAATTACTTGTAAATAAAGAGGAGATTTACCCATATATCGGTACCTATCGAGGACTAATCAATTTTGTTAACATGCTAGGTTATCGTGACCTACTAAAAGTAAAAGAATACTGGCAAAACATTAATTCTAGCTCTAGCTATTTCAATAAACTAGCAATGGTTGATATTACTGACTATCTAGATGATGGAAAAATACAGTCGTTGGACCTAGTTGATCGAAATAGTAATCTAAAATCAGGTAAGCAATTTAGAAAAACTGAATTTCTAGCCTTAGTTTATGAATTTACTGCAGTTACTGGAGTCTTTGATGACGACGGGGTTCCAATTGTTGCTGAGACTACTGACTTTACTGTTAATGAGATCTTTTACAAACTAGATCTACTTAGTAAGAAATTAAAAAATGAAATCTTACCAATTAATGTCAAGATAAAGGACGTAATTGGAGAATTCATCTATTTTCAAAAATTAACAATTAACTATTGGCCAGATTCAACTGAGATTAGGGATTATCAAATTAATGAAAATGTTAATATCCTAGTCTATCCTGGAGAAAACACAAATCTTGTACTTAGAGCACTTGATCCACTGTATCGTCAAGCTTACCCTAATGGAATAGATTTAGGAGTAGTCAGATTTAATGACGTGTATCGAAACCCTTTTGAAAACTCGCAATATTACGCAAAAGTTGAAATTCCAGGAATAACTGAGTATATCACTGAGTTCTATGAAAATATTAGAGATCAACGACTACCTAACCTAAATAAGAGACTTAGTTGGGAATACGGCGATGATCCGCAACAAGTAATTGGTGCTCCAGTAACCTTGACTGCAGATATTGCTAAATTAACACTAAATGACGTTAGAGGAGTCAGACTAGACGACCTAGATGCAATTGCCGTAGGTCTTAGTCCATATTGGACCCTTGAAAATATTGATTTTAAAAATTACTATGAGATCAATTGGAAAATCACTAAGCCTGGACCAAATCCTTATAATTTTGAATATCGAGGAAAGGTAGTAGACCTCAATATATTACCTCATTTTCTTCCATCTGCTGGAAAATATAGAGTAACCATTGAACTATATGATTTCTATGGAAATATAAGTGTCTTTTCAAGATTTATAGAGGTATCAGATCAACTTAAACCAGAAATAATCGCTTTTTCAAGACTAGAGGACAAATTTGAATATTCAATTGGGAATTTAAGTAACACTCAATTACGTGATTTTGGTGCATCACCAATATACTATCCAAAGGTAAATGTTCTAGATAATGAAGATGCAGCGGTTAAGATTGATCTCTATAAAAACTTAACTGAATGGGGATCATTCTTTATGAATCGATATGGAATGGGTCAAAACATATATGATGTTGACATATACGATGTTGATACAGCAGCATATGTTGCATACACTAACCCTTTACAAAATCACCCTAAAAAGAAGTATTGGGGTCTTGGTGAAAATGATACACCAATCATACTAAAAGATTTTAGTGATATTGAATTAGGCTCACTATATTGGATGAGAATTAATAGTCTTGTCCATGTTGATGATTTTGAAGCAGGTTTCTATTTTTATACACCTACTGCTGGTGATGGTATCAAACTATCACTCTTTACAACATATATAATTCCTTCATTTATTAACTTAGATGATCTGTGTACACAATTAAATGCAAGTACTCATCCAGGAATAAGCCTATTTACATACGATGTATTAAATGGAACCGATATCCATGCGCAAGCTAGATTCTTAAGTAAAGAATTATATCACACTATTCAATATTTTGGAGCAACTATTACTGGAGACAAGTATACTTACTTTACCCCAAAACGAGTATTTTCACAAGCCTTGGTAGACCACTTAGTTGCAAATTATCCAGCATTTGAGGAAGAAAATCTATTTGTTTTTGCTAAAACAAGTGACCTGCTTGCTGGAACAATGCAAAATCCTAGCTTTTGGGTAAATGACTATTGGTATTTTGATAATAATCAGCAATATGGATTTATTCCAACCACCATTGATCAAAACGTATTCAATATAAACGATATTAAGCTATTTAATGGGACCTTTGCTGTTCCAGAAAATGGAATAGTGTTTTTTGTTATCAACAACTTAGATGGTAAAAACGATTTTATTTGGTCCCTAACTAATACTATTACTGGAGAAGAGATAATTCGAGTAAAATCTGTTCCGTTTTTTGTGTGGAAATTTAAAGATATTGGAAATTTTTCACTTAAAGTAACAGTGATCGATAATCGTGAAACAAATTACGAAAACTCAGTACAAAACTTTATTAGAGTTCTAAATAAAAGTAAATATTCCCTTGAGACAGAGGATCGCCTCAATACTAGGAAAAATTACTTAATAAAGAACTATAACACTTAATAATAAATAACTAAAATAATTAATTAATTATGCCATTACCGATTGCATTACCAATTCAGCAAATACTAATGACTAACTTTGTTACAGATATTGCGACTATAACAAATGCAAATACTTTGCTTATTCAGGCTGCGCTTGAAGACCTAATCAATGACTTAGAGATTGACGTTGCAAATACTTCAATTGGGACAACTAATGCTATAACTTCGTTAAAGGCGCAAAACGTTATCCTACAAGATGGCGGTTTAATTTATCAAGCAGGTTTACCTACTCCAACAGTTATTGCAACCTTAGCTAAAAATATTAGTAATGAATCAATCTTAACAGTCGATCGTATCATATCAAATATATCTTCAAGTTTTGCTGCAATTACAACAAATAATATAACTATTGTTAATTCAGCAACTCTTACTGGCACGACCGTTTTTAATGCACCAGTTACTATTAACTCAAGTGTAATTGAATCAAAGGAAAACGTATTAGCTAACTTAACATGGGCTGGTGTAATTGGTACCCCAGCTGAGGCTACTATCACACTAAGTAATACGTCTAGACAAAATATATTCCTTACTTTAAACGCTGAAACCGCACCAGCGACTACTCCAGTATATGATGGATCAACTACAGTTGATCCAAATATCAGTGAATTTAATATTATTATTGATTTTGATTTAACTAATCCGCCTGCACAAAACACTAAATTTACAATCTATATTGTTGATGTAATTAATTCAGTTTCATCAACTTCAATTGCAACAGTTCCATCCGCTCCATACGTTCAAACATGGGGATCTCCGATAAAATTCATTGCTGGTACTAACTTAAATACTACTAATACTATCTTATTACATGATGACTCTAGCTCAGTTGGTGTAGCGGCAGCCACTACTTATCTTCCATATGGAGCAAGTGTTACGTTTAACTATATTATTGATTCAAGTAGTGATGACCGACTATTAGCAACTAGTCTAGTTGGAACATCTGTATTCTAATAAAAAAAAAGAAAAAATTAAATGGCAGTAACTCCTTTAATTAAGCCAGTTCAGGACAAGAAGGGGATATTTTATAACTTTCAAAGTGCTCTTGAAGACATAAATATCACGTTAGCGAATAGTGAAAACTCTGTTCGTTTTTCAAAGTTTGTGTTGCTTAGAATACCTGAAATCGGGACGCCTAATACCCTAGCAACTGATAATAAAATACAGTTCGGCGCAGCTGGTGAGTCTCCAATAATTGAAGGACTTAATCCAGATAATAACGTAAACTTGGCGGAAAGCTTTCAAAATTATGCTCTTAACTTTGAATCACTATTATTAAGTCGACCATCATATAAGAAGAATGAGAGACTTACAGTTTCTGAAAGAGTATTTTGGAAATGGTTAAAGGAATTAGGAGCAATTAGATTTCAGGATGCCAATGCTCTTGAGAAAAACACAGCCGTTCTACTAAGCGACCCTAGATTTGTTGAAAAACCTGAAACAAATTCCACATATAACCGAGTAGTAAAATATATTGGTGATATTGATGTAGTAAATACTCTGTCATCTAGTGAAAACTCATATACTGAAGTTTATATTCATGTACCTACCAATGTAGGTACTACTCCACACGTTCTATTTAAGTCAGTGCCGGACGATAATTATAAACCATCTCTACCGCCTATTGCTAATACTTTAGCTGCACCATTAGATATTGAATATCTTTCAGGTAGACATTATAATGACTCACATCCATTTGGATTATCATTAAAAGCTTTTTATGATTTAGATGATGCTAGTGTAACTGCTGAAATTAAAAATACTTTAGCTGGAACATATTCTCCAGGTAACTGGTTTTCAGGCACTATTAATAATGCATATTATTTTGATTCTATCGCTAATTTTAGTGTCGCACAAGACCAATTTATTAGAAAAACTCAAGGTTCCACTGTTATTGAGTACCAACGATCTACACTTGATGGTATATCACTTGATTTTGACTTAGCTAACTATAAATTAGCTAGTGAGAATCCAGAAATTAAAGTATTTTCTCAATTTAATGATTATGTTGCTAATCGTGACTTTGAATTTAATGCTGTCCTAGTTTATTATGATACATACGATCCAAATAACTTGGATGCTACTGGAAACCCAATTGACTTTAAGACAAACTTATATGGAGTTCTATTCTTAGACAAGATCCAACAGAGTGGATTAGAATTTTCAATTCCTCCAATTACTAAATACAAGCCAGATCCATTAAATAAGACTAATGGTAATGCTTTTTCATTTAAGTTAAATCTTAAATTGGATACTTCAATTGAGGATGCTAAAGTAGAAAAATCAATTAATGATTACTCTACATTTTCTCTAGAATTATTTACCGATGTCTTAACTAAGTTTACACAGCTTCAAACTACTTTTTCAAATAAATTAATTGAACTTGAAGCTTTACAACAACAGGTAAATTCTCTAAAGGATCTACTTATAAACTCAGTTGATTCTAGCGAAATATTAACTAGAGTATCTAACTTAGAAACATCATTAATTGCAAATCAAGCAATCTTTAGTAATACTGGAGAACTTGTAGCAATGATTGATAATACCAATACTAAAATTAATTCTATAATTTCAGGTGACTCAAACATAGTTGTTTCATATGACCTTAATGGAATTCGACCAGGCGAGGGTATCGTTATTGATCGTACGACTCCAAATAGAGTACGTGTAGTTAATACTAATCAGCAATATAATATTGCAAATGGTTCAGTAACAAATATTTTTACTGGAAATACCCTTACTCTTGGAACATTTACAAACTATTTTGTCCACCAGAATTCAACCACACCGATCCTTTTAACTTCTGATTTATCTCTTTATATAGATGATACTACAATCACTTGGAAAAAAGGACAAGTTCTTCGATTAGTGATAGAGGATGAACTTATCCCAGGAATTTACGATTTTAAAATATACACTGATGCTCTCAATAGAAATAACACTGGAACATATGGTGTCGCGATAGGAGTCTTTAATGATTTAGATTTTACACCATCACTAAATAAACCAATATTTGATATTATTTGTTTAGACGATACCAATTTTACATTTAGAGTAGACAAAATAAGATAAACCAAAATACATGGAAACAAAACATACACTATCTGACGTTTTAAAGAGGCTTGTTGTTGATATAGATAACATGAATAAATTTCTATTCAGTTTACAGAATATCCTAGAATCAAGTTCTGAAAATGTTACTGTGTCTCAAACTAAAGTCGATGGAACATCAACTAATATTACAGTTCCTTCATTTGGATATTTAAAAGGTAAAATTGAAGACATTAACACTAAGTTTGATACCCTAATTTCAGCAAACGGTGACGTGATTGGTATTAAATCTTCAAATGGAGATATTAGAAAATTTGAGTTAAAAAAGACTTCTCAATTAATTAAAGATCTTGAAACAGTTCAAAATTCTACATTTACTGTTCCTAGTTCATTTAAAGTAAAAAATAACTGGTTTTTTGAATCATTCCTAAATCCATTACTTTATGTAAGCTTAGATATATCAACTGTCCTAACTGATGATATTGATCAATTTGTAGTTAAGAGAATTATTGTTAACTCAGTAAATAATGATGATGTAGCTACATTTTTTGATGAAAACTACAAAGGACAAAACGATCTAGTATATGCAGATATTGTTCAAGAACTTAACGATAATAGTATCGACTTTTTTGAAGATGACAACACAGTAGATATGGAAATATCTGTTAATCGATACAATGGATCATTTGATGTAGTCAAGATATTAGAAGAAACTGGAAATCAGACTCTTACTAGCGGTGCAATTGTTTCAACGTTACGTCGTAGATATAAATTAAGCACTCTTGTGTATACAGATGTTCTATCTGGAATACAGAACAGTAAATCATTAGCTGAAGGCGATGTTCTAATCACTGCAAATGATAGTGAATATCGAGTAGTTTCAATAAACTCTACTGATACTGAAGTTGTTCTTGAAAGAATATTTGGAAATGACCCTATTACAATTGGTTCAATTATCCTTAAATTAAAGCCAGTACCATATCGTCGTCCTGAATTACAAGTAAATGTTGGATTTAACGAAAGAGAGATAATCTTTATTAAACCTGTAAGTAAATCTAAGAATTTAACAATTAGCGATTTTTCAAAAGGTCTAGCCTTATATACAAATGAGTTGACTATTCCTTTACAGGATGAGTCTACCTCTACTCTTGCTGATTACTATAATAATTTCGTGTCTGATTTTGGACTAATCTTACTAAACCTTGCAAAAGAAAAGACTCTGCCGTCAATCTTAGCAATCACGCCAGATGCACCAGTACTCGCTGATGCAAGCTTTAAAGTATATCAAATTGATCAACATATACAAAATGATAAAAGTTTAACTGACTTAAACAATAGTGTTAAAGAAAAAGCCGCTCTTCAACAGGAAGTGGAAGAACTTAATAAGAAAATTGATTCAATTAAAGCAAATATCACAACTGTTTCTAAAACTCCAAAGGAGGCAAAACGATTACAGAAACAGTTAACTGAATCCCTAACTGCAAGAAATGAAAAGACCACTGCGCTATCCTCAATCGTAACAAATATTACAACTCAACTTTCTACAACTCCTCAATTTGTAACCAATAGAAAATATGAGGTTCGAGGATTTTGGCAAATACCTAATCCTAAACTTGATAAGTATGGAACGCAAAATGTAGTACAGTTTAAGTATCGATACCGATACCTAAGTTCAACTGGAACTCAGCCTAATGCTCAACAACAGTCGTATGTTGATGTAGATGGAACAACTAAATCAGCTACCTTTTCTCCATTTACTGAAGTATTGACTAAACCTAGAATAAAAGTTTTAAATGAGGCTACTGGACTTTATGAATGGGCTGAAGAGACTCTTACTGACTCGGAGGTAGTTAACACAAACCAGTTAAATATTGCAATTAGAAAAGGAGAGATTGTTGAAATTCAAGTTAAATCTCTTTCTGAAGCAGGCTGGCCAAGTAACGCAGCTGAATCGGCATGGTCAAATGTAGTTCAAGTTAAATTTCCAGAAGAGATTCAATCTCAAGAAGAGGGCGTAATTACTTCACAAAAAACCTTTGCTGAAAAGGCCCGACTAGATTTTGAAAATAGTTTAAATGCAAAAGGATTAGACAATCACCTAGCAAATCAATTTACTTCTGGAGATAAGTTCTATGGACATATTGCTGAAGATATATCAAGTGGATTTTTTACAACTGAAGGTAATGTAATTGACCTGTATCAAAAATTAAAAGGCTTGCAAACAACACTAGATGCAATTCAGCAATCTATTAATCTTGATCGTGGTGTAATTAAAGTCAGTGTTATTGACTCTGCTGGTAATTCACTAGATGTTGCTAATGGAGATACAATTGACCTATTTGCAGGATATTATAAGGATCTAATTAAGGATACTACTGGTGGAACTGTAATCTATAATGAAGGAGCAGTTATAACTAAGCAATATGCTATTTCAATTCAAAATACTTCTGCCACTAATCTTGAATTAGTTTCTCTACTATTTGGAGGAATTAGTCAAATTGCTACAGTGTCTGACCCTATTGCATATCCTGATGAAGACTATCATGTAAATAGAAGATATGATATTGTTCCAATTGGAGTAAATTCAAATCCTACGCCACTAATTAGTAACTTTAAACAAAAAGCAAGCGCTCAATCTGGCCAAGTAAAAAGTCAATTTATTCACTCAAGAGTAAGAGAATATGGACTTTCTGAAGAAATATATTCGCCTAGCTTGCCAGTTACAACATATTCTGGTGCTACGTATTATACTCAAGCATATGTATATGGAGGTAGAACTGTTGGTACTACCTCAAATGTTCCTGCAAACTGGGGACACTATTTGCCGTTTAAACCAGATACTGCTATTCCTGGAACAGCTACTGATCTTCGAGTATGGAACGGTACAACTACTGCCGCTGCGCCTACTGTGACTGCAAATGGTGGAGGTAGACTTAGCGAATTTTGTATAAGTAAAGACCATCCTGAATTACCAACACTATGTGGCCCGTCTTTCCTAGTTGCAAATATCGCTGAAGCCTTTAGACCTGATTTTAATTCAGGCACCCCTATTACTTCAGCGGATTCTCAAAAATATTTACCATTTGCACACGCACTGCACTTTGAGACTTCTGTTTCAGAGGGAGCGAATGCATATGGAGTTTCCTATTATAAGCAAGCAAGTAGAATTACACCATCTACACCTACTGCAAATAACACAGCAATCGGTAAGAATGATACTCACTATCCGATCAAATTAGGATTCACTAAAAATGACGAATACTTAATTGGAAAATATACATGTGGTGTATACTTATACATGTACCCGACTACCTACGAATCAGCATCAGTTGAAGGAAACTTTCCTGCAAGATCAACAAAGGCCGTTAAATTTGGTTCAGAAAACGCATTAAACATTCCTGTCCTATTTCAATTTAGAGCATCAGATAAATTAGGATTTATTGGTGGATATAGAACCACCGGTACATTAACTAATATAAAATATTCAAAGAAACTAGGAATAGACATTATCTTAAAAGACGATGCCCCATTCTCATTTGATCTAAACGTAAGTGCACAATATATTAAAGAGACTACTCTTGATGCTCCGCTAGTTCAAAGTAGAGGAAATATCTCAAGTTTCTAATAAAAAAATGAGCAACCCGCTAATATGAGTAATCGCGACATAGCATATGTTCCATTATTAACAGAAGATAATAGTTTTCAATTAGTTAGAACAAATCCTAAGCTAACTGGGAATATTAAAATTGCAATAAGTGAGGAAGGTGGGATGTGGCTAGAATCAATTAAAGCTAACCCTGAATTATCGAAAGATCTCTATTCAAAGGTTCCAATTGATATTAAACAGTCTCATCCAGCAAACATATTTAGATTTTTAAATAGTGGCTCTACTCCAAATGAGATTACGTTTGACCTAACTGAGCAGGTTGATTCAACAAAAACCTCTAAGAATTTTAAGGATCAATATGATTTTTCTCATTATTTTAGTGGAGTAAAATACTTAGCTTCCAATAAGTATGTTGAGAGAATGTCATACTTTGCTCCAATATATCTTAAGAAGGACGTACCAGATTATTTTATAATCTTTAAGATTGAAGATCCAGCAAATTTTCCATTAGACGAAGTCAAACAAAAGTACGAAGCTGGTGAATCTAAAACAGATTATCTAATTGACCTATTTAATAAAGCGTCAATTATAAAAACATTTGATCTTAGAGCAGAAACGGTTCCAGGAAAGTATTTAAGAGACTATCTAAATAGTTCTAATTTTCCAATAAGTCCTCTTTCTGTATCTTATGGAGAAGATGATTTTACTACGTGGAACGGTATCATAATTAATGAAGGAACTTTTGGAAGTAGAGGAGAGTTAACATACGATCTCTATTCAAGTTCAAATCCTTTGAAGTTCTTTGAAGAAAATATTACAAATGGATTTTCAAGAAATGGGATTATTTTTCCAAATATCCTAAATCTTGAATTCGTATTCAATGACGATTCTTCTGCAAAATATGATTTTAATCGATATTTAGGAGTATATGTAAATGCAATCGAATTAAGTAAACTTGATATTGATTTAAACCGAGCATACTTAACTCGTGGAACTTGGGAAAATACTCCACGATTTAGAAAAAATTTCTTAGAGACGGACGACGTTGTTCTCACTCAAAGTAATCCCAATGGAGTTATTGTGCCATTTAAAAACTCAATAGTAAATTTTTCAGAATTTGCCCCTACTTTTACTGATTCCGACAATCTCTTTATTAACTACATTAGCGATAAAGACAATAATTTATATATGCCAAATCTTACTCAGCCATTTGAGATTGAGTATGATTTAAGTCAAGCCGTCACTCTTAGTCGAGTAGGTACTCAAGTTACTGCTATTCTCACCTCTCACGGGTATGAGACTGACAACTTGATAGTAATCTCATCTAGTGATTCTGAATATTCAGGTGAATTCCTAATAACTAAAGTCGATGATAATACGTATACTTATACAGTGCCAACTATCCCAGCTTCTCCATCTGCCAGTGGAACGTCTAAAAAAGAATTAAGTACTGGTGAATTTAGGTTCGCAAATACTCAAATTGATCTAGGTCTCTTCTTTGGACAGAGCAGAAATCTATTTTTGCAAGATCTTGGTGAATCAACAAAAGTTGGTGGACACTCATATGGAGTAATTAAGATTAATTCAAATTTGAATAACTATGATGAAATTAGAATATACCACCCAAATGGTACTCAGGTAGATATTATTGGAAAATATGATTTAATTGTAGCAACTCAAACATATCCACTCATTCCTAATCCAGGAGAATATTATGTGTATAACGATTACGATAATATCCTAGGTTTTGACGAGTTCTATATGAATGGCACCGGTACACCTACTCAAGTCGTTAGTGCCCTAGTTGGCTGTATAAATGGAATTAGAAATGCTGCATTTACTGCTTATGCATATGGCGATCAAGTATTTATAAAACTAAATACAATCGGTGATTTTGATGCAATACATAAAATATCATTTACTTCACCGTCTTCAGACTATTCAGTAATTACAGTTAATGATATTTATACAAATACTGATTTAATTGGATCTCAAATTCAATTTAATGGAGGATCTAAAGAGATAGGTAATCGTTTAATTCTTGATGCAGGCCATCTTAAGAAAATTAATCAAAATTTTGATTCAATCCTAATAAAATCTTCAGATAGCTGGTCAAAAATCAGAAAGGTATCTCAATATATTGATGAAATAAATGAGACTAACTCAACAACTCAAGCATTACGAACAAGGACTCTCGACAGATATCTGAATAAAATAGTTGTAGTTCTTGAAGAGAATGAGACTCCTACTATTTCAAATAAGGAATTTGTGATGAAGCCTAAATTTAGACCTTCATTTGGTCTTCTTTCATTCTACTTAATTAAAGATCTTGATTTTGATTTTTATTCAAGTACATATACAAATTTTCCAAATATTGACCTGTACGAATACTACTTTATTCCAGAAGGAGTAAACTTGTTATCCCCACTAGTTGACTATATTGTATATAGTGGAACTATTAATGTAGATGATGGAACTGCTCTTGGAGCAATATATCCAGCAGGTTCGCCATTCACTGTCCCTTTCCAAACTTCTTATTCAATTATAAGCGGAACACCTCTAGTTACATATAATCCTAGTACAACAAGCAATATTATTCCAATTAATGATGTTGACCGAGAACTTAAAGAATTTGGCGGATTTTCAATCCTAAAAGATCCAAGTAAAATAGTTCCTCAAAATACAAGTAATGAGTACGAGTTAAAAACAAAATACTTAAATGGTTTTACCGATACTGAGTATGATTTTTACAAAGAGAACGAAAGTTTAGATTTTGCACTAAGATCTAAAATCATTCCATATATTAATAAATGGGGAATCAAAAATGGTAAAGACACTCGTGATAATCCATATCGTTTAAATACTGAACTTGTATTTGGTCGAAATAACTTTTCACCAGACCACGAAGACAGAACTCAAAATCCTGTAAATTTTACACATGAATGGTTTTATATAGAGAGTAAATTTGGATATATTAATGATGAATCTACAATCGCTCAAAATACAAATTACTTTGAAATAAGTCTAGATGATACTGCGCTAGTCAATGATCCAGATTATTTCATTAACTATTTTACGTATACTCCAAGTACTCTTGCAGGTAAAGAAATAGCAGATACTCAATTTAGATATTCTTCACTAATTAAAAATAGTGCAGGCCAATATGAAGCATTTTTCAAAGGTTTTAAAATAGCATTTAAAGATGTGACTGATCCTGCTGTTTTTGGAGCAGATGGAAAACCAGTAGCCAATGAAAATAGTACGAGATTTGAAGGTTATAAATTTAGCTGTATCCTAAAACCAATTAAGGAGGATATCAATGACCAAACTCAACAGCCAGTATCATATAAAGTAATTGAGCATCGTGATAATAAATTTATTGTTATTGTGATCGAAGTAGTCCTAGGTGATGTTGATGATTTAAGTATTGACCCTTATTGGAAGAGCGGTTCAACTGCTATACTTGATACTACTAATTTTAATGATATTGCATTATTTACTCCAATCAATCCAGCCGTAACTCAACCATTTGCTACAATTAATGGAGACTATCGAATTACGTTTGATGCAAATTCAGTATCTAATGTGACTCACACGTTACTATATTCACTTAAGAATAAAAAATACAATAACTTATCTGGTGCCTATTCAAATACTAAAATGGCGTCTAAATTAGATTTAGCAAGTGGAGTTGATCCAGCTGATAATACTATAAAACGACTACCTAATATTAGTATTCCAGATTATCCTGCAATATTACCGGAGGATATTATTAAACCTACTGCAAAAACACCAATCTTTATTAAAGATACTTCTACTGGATTTGACCTATTTTTAATTGAAGTAAACAGTTTTGTTCCTAGTGATCCGATAGTTAACACAATAGACTATTCACTAGATCAATTTGTTCACTATGATGGAACATATCAAACAGGTTTAGTTATTCCAACTACTCCTACGTTAACACTATATAGTATTCTACCCGCAAGTTTAACATCAATTATCAATAATTATTATGTATTTAAAGTTTTAACTGGCGGAGAAAACTACTATGAAAGACTTCTTGAAAAAATATCTTTTGCAAAGTTTAAAAAGTATGTAAATGATTTAAGTCCAATTGTTCAATATTATTCGTATACTGATACTGGTATTCTTGCAGCTGACCCTAATTTCTATATTGAAATACCTGATGTTTCACAAATTGAAAAAGCAAATCAAGTAATAACTAGAAATACTGAAAGTATTCCGATCCAATTTGCAGGACAGATTGATATTGGTACTGCATATGAAGTTGCAGATCTTTCTGTAAAATATGAGCTTAATCGATATAAAGGAGAGTATGAACCTGTGACTCAAAATTACTCAATATACCAATCTAATTACAAATTCAAGAATAATCTTATTAATGATCTTTCACTAAGTAATACTCGACTAAATTCAGACGTCACTAGTCTATTAACTATTCAAAACTTTAATCACATTAAAGTAGCAGACAGTCAAATATTAGTACTTGAATCAGATGAGTCATACTTGCCAATATATCCTAAGATTAATGAGGTAGCTATTGGTAAGAAAGACTATTTCTTACTTCGAGGAAACTGGGATTGGGGATTCCATCATCGATACACAAATAAAGAGACTAGTGTACCTGTGTCTGGCGCATTACGAGTAGAAGAGGATGACTCTTTCTTAGCCAAGTTAATTACCCTGCCTGAAGCGATTGAGCTTGAGAATTTTAACATTGAATATATTGATGCTACCAAAGAGTTTAACACAGTAGATATATCAAAAATTGAGATTGTTGCCAAGGAAACTCCATTGACCGTTGAAGGAGTAATTAATGTAAATAATGTCTTGACTCGACACCTAATTGAAGATGGAATCGACGCTAAGTTTAATGAGTACTTAATAAATTCAAATCAATTTATTGGAAACTTTAACAGCATCTCTGATCCTGATATTCTTGTTTCATCATATGTTAGAGAATACATAAAACTTAATATTTTAAAGTTGTATGATATTGATACTAATGAGTTTTATTCAAAGCAAAACACTGCTCTTATTTCAACAAGTCAGCAGGCTGGATCAAATCCAAACTCGATTGAGTTTGTTTTCCTAAACGACCAGCAACGCTTTACACAAGGTTACAATATACTAAAGTCATTACAAATAAATAAAAAAGATAAGTTGATACTTAAATTTAGTTTTGCTAAGAAACAGGGTTCAGGATTATCGATAAGTCCAAAGATAAAAATTAAATTCATCTAAGATGCCAATTAGAGTAAACCTAAAGGAAATATTTCCATCGGATCCACAAGAGATCAACGTTGATAAAGTAAACTTCAACTTTAATAAGCTTCTTGAACTAGGAGTAGGTTCGCCTGGACCAATCGGATTAACTGGACCTCAGGGACCAGCTGGACCAATTGGATTAGTTGGTCCCCAAGGAGATAGAGGAGCCACATGGTGGGTAGATTCAGGTGATCCAAATACTTTAACTTTTACTGGTCTTATTGATGGTGATCTATATCTTGATCAAACTTCTACTACTTTTGAAGTATATCAATATGATGATGCTACAAGTACTTGGAATTCAGTCGTAAGCATTGCAGCAATTGTAAATGCCTATCTTTCAACTGCGTCGCCTTCACCCTTTAGTACAGGACCTACTGGAATTCCTGCAACAAGTACAAAATTTGTGATCTTTGATACTACTAGTCAAGTAGATCCAAATCTTGATTACATAAATGATTTTACTCGTGGAACTTTTAATACTTCAAATAATAAATCTCTACTCCTAGCTAATTTTAATGAAACTGCTATTACAACGCCGCCTCTTCCTTTACTTTGGCCAGCTAATCAAAATAGCTTATACACTTCTCTATTTAAAGTTGTTGCTGCACACGACGATAATCCATTATCAGTTAAAGCAGATCTAGGAAGATATCATATTGAATTAGGCTCTTTATATAATGATTCAACCAATGTATTATTAAGTGATCTTAAACATAACTTAAAAGGAAAATTCTATAAAAGATATATTCCTATAGGTTCTAGAGAACTTTCTTTAACTAATGAATGGATCAATACAGCAAAGTTTTCTCTCTCTACACCTGAACCTTTTACACTAGTTGATGTCGATCAAAATGGTGAATTTGAATTTGTTGTACCTAAATATAACAATGAAAGTTCACTAGTAAGAGAAGAAGTATATGTTCGAATCGGTTCAGCTGAGTCTTTTGCTGAACGTACAAACAAAGCTACCATTCTAGCTGACGGTATTTCTATCACAAATGATCAAGTAGGTCGTTCAATGGTAGTTGGACTTCGAGAAGACCTTGGTGCAGTATTAGACTTGCCGTATTCTTCTACTAATTTTGCTCTATTTGATGTTTCAGATGATGTAGATGGTTTTTTCTTCAATAAAAAACTGGTTCAAACTGGTGGAAATATTGATCAACTTATTACAACTCCTCTTACAGTATTGGATACTGATCTAAGTATAACTTCAATAACTACTGGACACTATATGAATCAAGGAATAATAGTAGGTTCAAATAGTTTATTAATATCAAGTGGAGCTGGAAATACTACATCTAACACATCGATTGGATTAATTAGTAGATATGATATTACTAATCCACTAAACTTATCTAGAATAGATGAAATAGCTGGAAATAGATCGAATTCATCAATAAATCCTCCATATGGATATGATCAGCATGGAGAAAGATATCTATATGATAGTCGTTTTGCTGAGCCTCAACAAATCGGTTTAATTAAAGACATTAGTGAATTTGGAAAATATTTTGTAGGAGTACTTGGGAATAGTCCATCTGGCTCTAATGGAAACTTTATGATCGGTGAATTTGATTCAAGATTAAATAATATGCTCACCACATCTGCTTCTACTTTTGCTGAAACTCTAAATGGATACAGAGTTCAAGTCAATGGAAAATATGCATGGGTAATTACAAATAAGACGACTGTTACTGGACCTCAATTAAGCACAGGTTCTCCGACACAAGCTAGATTAACAGCAATCGATTTAACTAATACTGATTTACCAGTAGTTTCTGATTCATACCTAGACCCTCAACTTGGAACAAAATATCTAGATTTTAAAATTGCTGATAATAAAGCATACGTTCTTAGCTATACTAATTATGTAGATACAGTCACCCCAGCAAATAGCAAACATTCACTAGACCTATTAACATTTGATATTCTTGATCCTACTAATTTCAGTACATTAACTATTGACTCATACACCTCTCCTGGACCACTCTTAGTCGGAGGTAGTTATTGTCCAGCAGATATTCAAAATCTTGAGACACTACCTGTTAATACTACTCGAACTGAATATGGAGGTCTTGAAGTAAGTGGAAATGATATTTATGTATGTTGGGAAGATAACTTGTACATAGTCAAACTCGGTACATCATCTACTTTAACAAGCACAACCTCTCTTTCAAGCGGCACAGTTTATGCAAATGATGTAAAAGTTGCCGGTAATTATGCATATGTCCTAGTAAACTATCCATCTGATTTAAAGGGAGCAGTTCAAATATATGATATTCGCTCAACCACATTGCCAGTATTTTGTAGTGAAACTAAGGAGACCTCTCTTCGAAATTCAAGTAGGCTTGCAATACATGGTAAACATATATATGTTGTTTCTTCTACTACTGGAAGTAACGCTTCAATAGTCTCATTGGATTTACATGGAATTTCGTCGCCTAGTGCAGAAATAGGTTCACTATTATCTTCTGATTTACATGTATCAGGTAGTGCAATTGTTCGAAATAATTTACATGTCAAAAACGCGTTAAACGTTGGTCCGGGTGGAATTTATATTGATCGCGGCCAAGGTTTATCTAGTGATGGGCAAGTCTCAATTAATTTTAATACTGAGAATCTTAATACGCTTGCTGAATATGAATTTGCTGGACTTGAGATAAATATGACTGGCGAAATTCCTGATTTATATCAGCCAGTTCCTGGAAATAATATAATTGCTGCATCTAAAATAACATTAACTGATTTAACTAAAGCAGGTGGTCCAGAATTTACAGTAGTCAATCAACGTTCTTTGCACAATGTCGACCTTACTGGATTTGCCTTCATTGATAGAACAGTCATTAGTAGTGATTCTACATCTACCTTTAATGGAACATTTATTGGGTCCAGTCTATCTGGAGAGGATGACATATTATTTAGTACAGACTTTGTTGGGCACGATATTTCATTTGGATTTTTTGGAAATACTTCTCAATTTGATCAATGGATAGTAGGATATAATATCTCTCTTGGTTCTGGTGTAACAGCTAATGGTAATGTATATGGATTTAAATTTGAATTCCAGGGAACAAGTACAAGTCCGAGTGATATAGTATATGGTCTCCATATCAAAGGAGCTGATGAAAACTTACTTGAAGGAACTACTACAATTGATGATGTACTACAATTGACTCCACGAGCGAGTGTTCCATCTTCTCCATCAAATGGTATGATATGCTATACCAGCACAACAGATCAACTAATGCTATATGCTGGTGGTAGTTGGGTAGCATTAAACTAAAATAAATTAAATTAAATGGGACTAACATTAACAACTGAAATTAATACAGATGGTGGAGTAACCTCTACTGCATATATTAATATTTTAAAATTTGATATAGCTAAAGAAAGCGGTGCTCGAGTATTTGTAAATTTATACCTTAATCAAGCAGCTAGAGATGCTAACTCACAAGATACTGTTTCAAGTAAAATTATACTTCGAAGATTTGGAGTAAGTTCTGAAGATTTAGACTTACCTAATATTTATGCTAGTCTATATGCTAAATTAAAAACTAAATTAGAAGACTCTGGGTTAACTGTAATCGATGAGATTTAATCGATCCACTGATTAAGAGTAAAAGGCATGAGTCTCTCCATAATTAGGAGACCGTGTAGCTCATTAATAATAGTGGGCTCAAATTTAATACCTTTTGCAATTCCTTTATTTAGGAGAATAGTATCTTTAAGTACATTAGCCACCATTTTTTCAGGAGGTCCCTCTAGGACAGCGAAGCAAACATTCTTATGTTCCTTCATATTTACTAAGTCAGGATCCTGAAGCTTATCTAGTTCTTCTCGAAGAGCATTCTCTTTTACTTCTGGAATATTTATAGACTTAACCTTTTTAAAGGAGTGGCCAAAATCTTTCTTCTTATCAATAGTAATTTTCCAAATAGAATATTTCTTACTGCCAATTGAGTTAATTACTAGAAAGATCTCAGACTGTTCATGAATCATATCATTCATATAGAAGAAATCAACATTATCCAAAACATCTAGTTGAATATCCATATAATCTAGGATTAAATTTAGAAAGACATAGTTTGCATTTCTAAATATTTCAACCACCTCTGCCTTTTTTGAATAAATCTGTTTAAGTTCATTAGTGATCTGTTTTATACGATCACTTTTCCAAACTTGGTGCATTTTAAAATCACGAAGATTTCCTTCTACTGCAAGTGTATTTAGGTTTAAGCTATGGAAAAATATCTCATAGAAATAGTCTAGTGTGCCTTCTTCTAGATCGTGACGATACTTTTGACTTGCTGCCAAGAGAATATAGTCAAAGTATTCAGGATCTATATAGGATCCTTTAGTTATCCATAACGGATCAAGTATTTGTTTCTTTTTCAAGAGTTCTACTCTTTTTTATTATTTATTTTACTCAAAGACCGATACTAGTTTAGCTCAAAAATTAAAATAAATAAACTAAATAAAGCATTCGCTTCAATGGTTAAAACAACTGTAAAATTAATAATTGATCCACAGAATAATTCCTTAACGTTTAGTAAGAACTTTAGGATATTCTCAACTAGTGAGCCAGTCTCTGGGATCATTGAGTTTACTGATTTTATTGAAGATCTAATAATCACTGTCCCTAATACTCTAAACCTAGCTAATCTTACTCGAAAGTTTAGATATTCTAGAAATCGACTAGACTGGTCCTTATGGTATGATGTTGCACCTGGAATTTTGGGTGATGCTGCCGGAATATTTTTAGATGAGCATGATGAGTTCTATTTTGAGGTACGGTATGAATATGATGACGGTACTTCAAATGAACTCTCAACTCCCATTGAAATCAATGAAATAAAATTAAGATTTAAACAGGCTGATCAAGTAGCAAATGTATATACTCCGCAAACAATATGCGGCGATGAGATGTGTACTTCCATTATACAGAATAGGGATCCTAGTTTTAGACCCTATAATGTGGATAGCGCAATTGGAATGTTTCAAGAGCTCTCATTCTTTACAAATCAATTATATGGTCACCAAGTAGTATACTTTAGGACTCTTCCGGAATCAAACAGCGGTGACTATGTTTTTAAAGAATGGACTCTTTATAAAAATATTGATCGAAAGTGTATTAAGGTAATGGTAAAGGATAATGCCTTTCCAGACAATATGCCAAAATTTACTGACTTTGGAATAGATTTTCAATTACCTTTTGAAGTAGAGGTGGATCACAAATACTATCAATCTATTTTTGGAGTTAACTCTGAACCTAGAAAAAGGGACTTTTTATACTTTCCTCTACTGAATAGAATGTTTGAGATTCAGGGCTCGTATCTACATCGTGGATTTATGATGTCACCAACCTTTTGGAAGATTCAACTTAAGAAATACAATCCAAATATTGATATGCTACTTACCGATGATACCCGAACTTTCTTAGATAACGTTATTACAAATGCAGAACAGTTATTTGGAGAAGAGGTTAAAAAAGATATTAAGGATGCAACTATGCCAGCTCAATATCAAAAGATTACAACAACGTTTGACTCTTCACGAAAAGCCTTGCATCCTGACTTGATACACCGTCCTCTAAAATATACTTATAATTTTGCTCCACTTATTGAAAACTATTATGATCTTGGTGCAATCCCACCAAGTGATTTAACTATTAATTTAACAAGTGATTCACCAGTTGTTTCAACTACTCAACAAGTTTTCACTCTTCCAAGTCTAGATAAAGTGCCTGCAGTATCAGATCAAGTTATCCTAGCTTATCAGGATAGTGAGCTATACCTTACTTGGAAAAATGGAGGACTTGTTACCAATGATAAAAACATTAAAGCTCTTAATACTCAATATGTTAGAGTAAGAGGGCCATTTGACTCTATTGAAAACCATATTGGAACTAGTGATGAAGGTCGATATATTAGAGTTGAGGCGTATCGAGATATTAGTCTAACTGATCAACGAAATGTACTGTATACAGTTGGTGCACCAACTATTGCTCAATTTAAAGTTCGGGATACTGCAATCGTTTATAATGCTCAGCCTAAGTTTAATACTACTACTGATAAAAACCTATCTTTTACCTGTCTATTCAATGTGCCAAGCCTAGCTGGTACTATAAATTTTATCGATGGCTACGATAATTTGACTTCAAGAGGAATTCGAGTAACTGCAGTATTTACTAGATACACCGCTACTCTACCTGAAGGGGATCTTATCTTAACAGTTAGGGTAAATAGTCTAGTTAAAACCTATACTATAAATAATTTTGTGAGTGACTCATGGCATGCAATGGTGGTCTCATTATCAAATGAGTTCCTACAATGTGGTGCATACGTTTATAAAATTAAGGAGGATCCTAGTGATATCGTTAACCATAACGATTTTATTCGTATACTATCAAATACTTCTTCTTTTGTTCAGCAGTCATTTAATATTACTCAAAATTATACCCTGCCTAATTCTAAATTATTAATAACAAATATTCGATTATTTAATACTATGTTGAGAGAGGAGGAACATGATTTTATCCTAAGTCAGCAGTACTTAAAAGATGAGTCTATGCTAGTCCTAATTGATAATTGTAGACCTCAAACCAACCTTCCGTACATAGCTAAAAACAGATAATAATATGCAAGTAACACATACTGAAAACATAAGAAACGAAAACGTCCAAGATATATTTCTTAGGAATGCAACACTCTCTATGCTAGACCTATTGAATCGTCAAGTAATTATTCAATTAAAACGAAATGACAAGATAGAGGATCATGAAATACCCTTCTTCTATAACTTTGGTGGAGACGAAGGATTTATGAAAGACTTCTTTCTTGAATTACCGACAGATTGCCACTATCCTAACCATGCTGAAGGTAATTATGAGCAGCTACCTAGAGGAATCTTGACACTTTCATCATTTACAATTAAACCTAGCGATAATACTAATAAATTTGTTAGGGGTAGTTTTAATGAGGAGACCCGAGATGAAAACGATCAAAAATCAATAAAAGCTTTTTCGGCTCGACTATTTACCCTACCTATGGTCTTGTCATATAATATAAAGATTGAAAGTGATAATATCAATAAGACATTTAAAATAATGGAAAAGATCTTTGATTTTTACTATAAGAATCAGGTTAGATATTTTCAATTTAGGGGAGTTAGAATACCTGCACAGATAACTTTTCCAGATACTGCTCAATTTACTAAAAGTTATAGCTTTGTATATAGTGATGCAAATACAGTTTCAATCTCACTTGACATAAATATGGAGACATATTTCCCTAGTTTTGACGATCACTCTAAAATGTACAAAGGAAATACAATTAAGCAGTTTAATATTAAAGAGGTTACGGGTAATGATAATACAACTCTTAATGATAGCTGGGTCGATCAAGATTATCCACCGGCTGAATAAATAATAAATATGGAAACCAGAATAAAAAGTTTTAGTCAGTTTATTGGAAAAGGTGAGATTTCAGAAAATCTTAAGTACCACATTGACCATGAGCACAGTATCGCAGAGTCAGTGTTTAGACCTGGTTCACAAGCGCATGTTATAATGTTGTGTGAAGCAAGGGAAAGATTTTACGATGGTCTTCTTGAACTTGGTCAACTAGATAAACACCTATTTGAGAATACTGATTTAGGCCTGACCGGAATATTTAATGGGGTAGAAGTTCCACTAGATCTTCCACTAGAAGTTTTAGATCTTAATGAAGAAAAGACTCCTAAATTAAATTATCCTAAACGTGGAGGAGCTAAGAAGTATCATGTATACGTAAGGAATCCTAAAACTAGAAGAATCATGAAAATTGCGTTTGGCGATGTTCATGGTGGACTTACCGCAAAGGTATCAAATCCTAAAGCTAGAAAGTCATTTGCTGCTCGACACAATTGTGCTGAGAAGAAGGACCGAACTAAGGCTGGATATTGGGCCTGTAGAATCAATCGATACGCTCACCTTTGGGGCGGAAAAACTTATCCTGGATTCTGGTAATGATTTATAGTGACCTTGAATTAGAAGAATATGTGATTCGAACATTTGATGAATCAATCGATCCAATTGAATTAAAATGGCATCGCGATGACGAATACAGAACAGTGGTTGCAGTAGAAGAAACTGATTGGCTAATTCAGCTAGAGAATAGACTTCCACAAAGCCTAAATTCACCAGTGTTTATTTCAATGGGTGAATGGCATAGGTTGATAAAAGGAACTGACACATTAAAAATAAAAATAGTAAAAAGTAAAATAACATATGCTACTTAACGTAAGACAGAATGGATTCATATTTAATTTTCCACCAGATTTCTTTGCACCTGAAATCAAGGAAAAATACAAGAAATATTATCAAAGTTTAATACTTCCGTACGATACTATTGACGAGTTCATGTCAGCCACCGTGCAATCAATTGATTTTCCAGGATGGACGATGGATCCAGTTACACAAACTAGATTATTTGGTAAGAAACAAGATTATAAGAACTCTACTCAAGTAGTCGACTTATTTACTAGAGAGTTTACTATAACTTTTAAATTGACTGATGCTTACCTAAACTACTTTATCTTTTTAGAGAACTCTCTAAAATACCTAGATTTTTCAAATAAACAGCAGACCTTCTCTCCAATGAGGCTCTCTCTATTAGATAATGAAGGATATTTAGTATCTTCGATTATCTTTAAACGGCCTATTCTTAAGGCTCAAGACGGATTCAAACTTTCATATAGTTCAGCAACTCCTGAATTTGCAACATTTACTGCAAAATTCGTCTACTTTGATTTTGATATTGAATTAGATTTTAATTAAAAACCAGTAATCCACTTTAGAGTATATTATATCAAAATAATCAAGTATTTTGATCATTAATATCACAGGCCAGGCAGGATCTGGTAAGACTACTCTCTCTAATGAGATAGCTAAACTCGTAAAGAATCCCATCCTTATTGATGGAGACGAACTTAGAGAAATATTCGTAAATAAAGATTATAGCGAAGAGGGCAGGCGTAAAAATATTACAAATGCATATAATATTGCTCGGTTCCTCGACAAGAAAGGATTTACTCCAATTATTGCCCTAATTAGTCCATACCTAGATTTACGCGAAGAGCTTAAAGCACAAGCAAAGGTTGCAGAAATATACTTAACTACTACTCAAATCAGAGGTCGTGAAAATTTCTTTGCACTAAATTATGTTGTACCACTTGAAGATTTCCTACCCGTAAATACTGATCACGAGCTAGATACTTGTATTGATTCTATTCTATTATACATAATTGAGACACATGGGAAAAAAGGTTAAGATTAGATATAATACTGTCGCTGGTGAAAGCCCTCTAAAATGGAGAGTCGTAATTGATGGGTACGAACACCTTGCATCAAATGTTGATGTTCTTGTTCCTAGTGTTACAACTGATGATTTTATTGAAGGTGTTGGAAAAAAATTCCACATTAGTTGTGAGCCTGACCTAATTGTTTGGGAAGGGGATAAAGTTATCCTACGTGATAGTGCTAAGTGGATAAGTCATAAGCGACACCTTTTAAAGTCACTAACTTATAGGATTTACTCATCATGTATCACAGCACTAATTGCATCCCTTATTTTAGGAGATACTCGGATCGGCTTCTCAATTGGAGTTGCTGATTTCTTAATTAAGATATTTACCTACTATATTCACGAAAGAATCTGGTACCATATTCCTTTTGGAATTCAAAAAGTAAAAAAAGAGAGACTATGACGTATAATATGTTTATCGGTCGCTATCAAGCACCACACAAAGGTCACATGACCATCTTTAATGAATACTTAGAAAAGGGTTTACCTCTGTTAATTGCAATTAGAGACGTTGCACCTGACGAAAACAATCCATTTACTGCAAATGAAGTTTTACAAGTATGGGCACAAATCTATGCAAATAATCCTCTCGTTAAAATCATTATCATACCAGATATTGCTAGTGTAAACTATGGAAGAGGTGTTGGATATGAGGTAACTGAGATAAAAGTTAGCACAGCAATAGCTAATGTATCAGCTACTGAAATTAGACGACAAATAGTTTCTGGTGAAACAGATTGGAAATGGCTAGTCGATCCAAAAGCACATGATCTTCTTGAAAAATTACTAAAAAATAAACAAATCGATGGCAAAGAAACAAACAAGTAAATTTTCAGTATTCCACCTAGAAGGTGGTCTTGGAAAACATATTGCGGCAACGGCAGTAGCTAAATGTATCAAAAATAATCATCCTGATCGCGAACTAATTATTGTTTGTGCCTATCCTGAAATCTTCCTAAATCTACCATTTGTGGATCGAGTTTATAGAATTGGTGGAACCCCATACTTCTATAAAGATTTTATTGATGGAAAGGATAGCTTAATCTTTAAGCATGAACCTTATTTTACAAGCGAACATATCCATAAGGAGTTACCACTAATTGAAAACTGGTGTAAGTTATATAATTTAGAATTTTCAGGAGAATCGCCTGAATTAGTATTTAATATCCGTCAACAACAGTATGGATTCAAGAAATGGAAGAGAGATCGACCGATTGCTGTAATCCAAACGAACGGCGGGCCTTTAACTGAACAGCCATATCTTTATTCATGGACTAGAGATATCCCTTCTCATATTTCAAATGACGTAGTATCATACCTTAATCAAAACTATCATGTTATTCAAATATGTAGAGCACCAGAACAGGCTATTCCTGGAGCAGAGGCTATTTTTGAACCTATGTCAAATATGGAGTTATTATCACTGCTTCTCTTCTCAGAAAAGAGGGTCCTAATTGATTCAAGTATCCAACATGCTGCTGCTGCGCTAAACCTAAAATCCACCGTATTATGGGTAGGCACATCACCTAAGATATTTGGATATGAATTACACAATAATATTGTAGCACAGCTTCCAAGCGAAGTTAAATTACCAGATAGTTACCTATTTGACTATAACTTCCATGGTGCAAATCATGAGTGTCCTCTGCTTGACCTAAATATTTTTGACTCAGCTGAAATTTTAAATTCAATATAATGGATTTTACGTATCGTCCAGTAAACATCAACGAGTATTTTGACAAGATCTTATACATTAATATGGATAAGGACGTCTCCCGTAATTTGGGTATGATTCAGCAGTTTGAAAAGTTTGGAATTACTAATTTTCAAAGGATTGCAGGCAGCGACTTAATAGATTTGTCTGAGCCGATCACCTATCGTAACTTTATAAAGAACGATGAAAAGTACATTAAAGGTCAGCTTGGTTGTAGAAGAGCACACCTTAATGCAGTCAAGTATGCTAAGGCTCATGGATACAGTAGAGTCTTGATCCTAGAGGATGATATCGAATTCTTAGTAGATCCAAATGAACTTCTTACCATAAATCAAGAGATACTTAATGACTGGGACATGCTCTATTTCGGTGGACTTGTTGAACCATTTTTTAGAAACCAAATAGTGTGTGCTCATGCATATGGAGTCTCTGCAAATCTATACGATGATATTCTAGAAATGGGAGAACACTCTGGTATGGAGATTGATAATTTCTATGCTAAAGTAATTCAACATATGAGTTATAACCATACCTCAATAGGAAAGTATCGTATTCGAATAGTTCAGCCATTTAATCAAATAGTGCAAAATAAAAATTACGAATCCAACATATTATGAAACAGTTATTCTTTCAATCCTCTCTGCCTAGAGCCGGTTCGACTCTCCTACAAAATATTATCGGCCAAAATCCGGACTTCTATGTTACTCCTACTTCAGGTGTCCTAGAATTAGTATATGCGGCCAGAAACAATTACACTAATTCTCCTGAGTTCAAAGCACAGGACTCATCCCTAATGCGATCTGGTTTTACTCAATTCTGTCATGATGGAGTATTAGGATTCTTTAATGGCGTAACTGATAAGCCATATGTCCTAGATAAGAGCAGAGGTTGGGGAGTACACCATGGCTTCCTAAATTCGTTCTATCCTGAGCCTAAGATTATCTGTATGGTTAGGGATCTTAGAGGAATCTTTGCATCAATGGAGAAAAACTTTCGTAAGAATCAACACTTGGATTCAGGAATTGTAAATCATGCAAACATGACAGGTACTAGTACTGAAAAAAGAATAGATATTTGGGCTGCAGGTCAACCAGTAGGATTAGCTATTGAGCGACTACAACAAGTATTTAAGGAAGGCGTCGATAAAAAGATGCTCTTTATTAAATATGAAGACTTGGCAAAGAATCCTATACCAGAAATGAAGAAGATTTACGAGTATCTTAGTCTACCTTATTTTGATCATGATTTTGATAATATAGAACAGATCACACAAGAAGACGATGCAGTGTATGGAATGTATGGAGATCACCAAATTCGTAAAAAGCTTGAACCTCTAAAAGTAGATTACAAAGAGATACTAGGTCAAGGCGCATGTAACTGGATTAAGACTAATTACAAGTGGTTCTATGACGAGTTTAAGTATTATTGACGAGGATCTGGTCTTACCTCTGTTCTAGCTTGAGTGTCTATATTGTTAACAAAGGTAATCATCAAGTTACTAAAAGCTGCACTAATTTCTGAAAATGGAACCTTTACTAAGTTAGAATTAGTTTGTCTAAGACTTGGTGGAGATGCCAGTGCGTTTCTTTGATTGCCTAATCTAACAGTTACTGTAGTTTGAGTAAAATAGATTGATCCAAGGGTAGGTGCTCTCTCTTGTCCAAGTATAGTTGCTACATATTGCTGAAGAGCTGTATAAACATCTGAGAAACCAAGTACGTCTACTGCATTTTCAGATATCACAACTGACGTTGTATATGTTACATCCCCTGCAATAACATACTTAAGTCTACCTAAATAGGGTGTTTGAGGTCCAGGTGCAGGTCCTCTTTCGGCTAATCGAGCGGGCACCCTAACTGATATAATATTTAAACTGTCAAAATTTATAATTTCTGTCATTTCCTAATCCTTATTTTTTATACAATACATAGTTTTCCTGAATCACTCCATATCATTCCAGCACAGAGTCCAGCTGAAGTAGTTGGAATACTCTTAATTGATAAACAGTTAACAAATGTGGTACATACAGAGTCTGCTGTAATTCCTGAGCCTATGATAAAGGCACAATTACAACAATTTGTATTATTTCCAAATCCTCCAAGTATTCCAGAATAATTTCCACTTGCAGTATTGCAATATCCTCCTCCAATAATCGATCTTGTTCCTAAAGAGATATTACAGTATCCTCCAAGTATTGCTGAATACTGACCGCTTGCTGTATTTTGATATCCTCCAACTACTATTGCATAATTATCACAAGCTACACTGCATGATCCTCCTCCAATAAATGAAAGTCCACCACTTGCAGTATTACAACCTCCTCCACTAATCGTTGAGTGACTTCCACTTGCAGTATTACTAGATCCTCCGCTAATCGTTGAGTGACTTCCACTTGCAACATTGCTCTGGCCTCCTCCAACAGTTGATGGATAATATCCACTTGCAGTATTATTATATCCTCCACTAACAGTTGCATAATAGTATCCACTTGCAGTATTACTATATCCTCCACTAACAGTGGCACGGCAGTATCCGCTTGCTGAGTTACTATATCCTCCACCGATTGTTGCCTGATAACCAGATGCAGTATTAAGTACTCCGCCAGAAACGGTAGAACCAATTCCGCCTGCACTATTACTATATCCTCCAGAAACAGTAGTTGAGATATCTATAGCTGAGTTATTGTATCCTCCACTAACTGTTGAATAGTCAGATAGGGCTGTGTTATATGCTCCTCCACCAACTACTGAATAGTATCCACTTGAAGTATTTCCATATCCTCCAGAAACAGTAGATAAGTCAAAGTTTACAGTATTATTATATCCTCCTGGGATATTTGAACCATATCCGCTAGCTGTGTTTGTGTAACCAAATACTGTTGAATAGTCTCCACTTGCAGTGTTACTTGTACTTATTCTATATGTTGAGTATGTTCCTGAACCAGTATTAACTACACCAGAACCTTCCATTAGAGTAACTGTCCCACTTGAGTCCATTTTAGAAAGAGCTCCTGATGTATCCAAGTTAAATCCAACAAAGTAACTACCTGCAGCGATTTGACTACAGTCAATTGCTGCAAAAGAAACTTTAGGCATTTCCATTCCTGATCCGTACATTTACGTTTAATTTTTTTATTATTTATTATACAGCTACGTACAATCTATTACCTTCAGCTGAACATCGATAAATCATTCCAGCAGATAGTCCAGCAGAAGTATCTGGTAAGCTGTCTGCAAATAACTTATTTGTATGAAATGTACATCCAGCACCTGAGGTAATATTACAACCAAATGCTCCTGAATAGGAACCAGTCATGGTATTTCCACTACCTCCAAGAATAGATGAGTATGGTCCACTAGCTATGTTATTACAGCCTCCACCAACTACTGCATATTGCCCAGCTCGATTACATATTCCTCCGCCAACAGCTGACGCTGTTCCGCCATCAGTTGAACTATTACAATATCCACCACTAATAGTTGAATATTGGGCAGTTGCTATAATACTATTACAACATCCTCCGCTAATCGTTGAATTAAGACTACTTGCTAAATTACAGAATCCTCCGCCTACGGTTGAGCAGTATCCACTTGCACTATTTCGATTTCCTCCGCCAATAATTGATCCATATCCATTTGCAGTATTACAAAATCCACCACCGACTGTTGAATACGAGTTATTTGCAGTATTACAAAATCCACCACCGACTGTTGAGCTTCCTCCAGCTACACAATTACCATTTCCACCACTAATAGTTGAATAATTTGAATTTGGTGCATTATGATTACATAGACCTCCGCCAATACTAGAATATTGAGAATTTAGGAAATTACAGGTACCTCCACTAATAGTTGAAGCATATCCACTTACTATGTTATTACAGCCTCCACCAATTGTTGAATATATACAACTTACAGTATTTCCATATCCTCCACCAATAGTAGGATACGAAGTACACACAGCATTATTACATCCACCTGCGATAGTCCCTCCACTTCCACTTGCACTATTTCCTCTACCTCCACTGACTGTTGCTGTATATCCTGCAGTGTTTCCACAGCCTCCACCAATAGTTGCATATTGGCTATACGTAGAAGCAGTATTATTATATCCAAATACAGTAGAACAACTTGCACTTGCAGTATTGCCATTATCGATTCTTATAGTAGAGCAGCTTGCGCCACCAACATCAATAATGCCACCTCCGCCACCTCCGCCTTCAATTACTGTAACAGTTCCAGTACTATCTATTTTAGATAAAGCACCTGCATTATCTAGGTCAAATCCAAATAGGTAACTGCCTAATGGAATGTTAGCATATGTGATAGTTGAGAAAGATACTTTTGGTATTTCTATACCTGATTTATACATAATTATCTATTTTTTAATAAGTCTTACTTAATGTGAATATTTCTGAATAAATTGAATTTCCTGCGTTATTAGTATTCCACTGAGCAGTGATAACAAGTGTATTTAATATAGTAGTATCAAAAGTTGTGTTTTCTACTAAACTAAAATTTACTCCTTCAAAGTTAAGGCCTGAATTCTTAGTATATGCAAACAATCCTCCTGATGCTATAGAAGCTACAGTAGCTGCTCCTAATTGTCTTACAGTAAAATCAACATTTAATTTCCAATGCTTATTTGCAGTAAGACTCATTGCCATTGCTCCTGTATCTGCTAGTAATATTCCTGACGCAGTTTTAACTCTAATTTGCAAAGTAGCTGTACCTACACAAGATAAGTGGCCTATCAATACACCAGTAAAGCTATCTCCTACTTTAAATCCATTTGCAGGAATTGTAAGAGTGCCTAAACCACCATCTAATAGTGATAGTTCAGAATCCGTTGCTGTGATTGGTGTACTTGTATTTGTTTGAGTATATAGTCCGTATGTTGCAGCTGCTGGAAGTGTTCTAGTCTTAATAAGACCAGTTGATACTTCTCTAACTAGTACTGCAGTATTTGTTTCGTCTGCTGCTGGTGTATTATAAACTGAAAGATTATTTACGTGGAAGGTACATGCTGCGACTGAGGTAATATTACAACCAAATGCTCCTGAATAATTACATGTCATATTATTTCCAGAACCTCCGAGTATTGCTGAACGATCACCGCTTGTAATATTTGATAGTGCTGCGCAATTTCCACCTCCACCTAAAACAGTAGAGTAGCTTCCACTTGCAATATTAAAATATCCTCCGCCTACATTTGAATAATTTCCACTTGCAGTATTTGTACGACCTCCACTAACCGTTGAATAACTAAAACATGCAGTATTATTACGACCTCCACCAATAGTTGCATAAGTATTACTAGCAATATTACTAAGTCCACCACCGACTGTTGCATATATAGCTGATGCAGTATTTGATTTACCGCCGCTAATTGTTGAAATGAGTCCTGATGCAGTATTATTACAACCTCCGCCGATTGTTACACAATAATATGATGCAGTATTATTACAACCTCCACTGACTGTTGAACTTAGTCCAGATGCACGATTACTAGCTCCTCCACCAATAATTGAATAGCATCCACTTGCCGTATTACATAGACCTCCACCAATAGTTGCGCATGAACTTAAAGTACACGTACAATTACACCATCCTCCAGCTATTATTGAGCTTGCGCCACTTGCAATATTTCTGTATCCTCCACTAACTGTAGCACATTTTCCGATTGCAAAGTTACCATATCCTCCACCAATTGTAGAGCACGTTCCATTTGCAGTATTACTCCGACCTCCGCCGACAGTTGCCGCGATACCACCAGTACCATTAAGTATACCTCCACCGACTGTTGATTCATTACACGCTGCGTAATTTGTAGTTCCGCCACCGATTGTTGCATTAGTACCATCAATTTGATTTAAGTATCCTCCGCCAATAGTTGAACCGGATCTAGAACTACACACTTTGTTTTGATATCCTCCGCCGATTACTGAATATAATGCTAAGTTACAAATATTATTACACCATCCTCCGCTAATAGTTGCATAAGTCGAACTTACATTTATTTGATTTAAGTATCCTCCACTAATAGTTGCTGCCGAACCACCTGAATCTATTGTATTACAGCCACCGCCGCTAATAGCTGAGTCTACAGAATTGACTATATTTCTTCTACCTCCGCCAATTGTTGCACATGATGATCCCGCGCATATTGTATTAAATTGACCGCCGCCAATTGTTGCATATACTGCACTTGCTGAGTTGTTAGTACCTCCACCGATTGATCCACCGCCATATGCAAGGTTACTAAAACCTCCATTGATTGATCCAGATCCATTTGCAGTGTTGCCACTTCCTCCAGAAATAGTAGCATGGCATCCTTGTGCAGTGTTACACTGACCTCCACTAACTGTTGAATACAAACACGCTGCACTATTACTATTACCGATTCTTACAGTCGATCCACTAGCTGATCCGACCGCAATGACTCCGCCACCTCCGCCGGATCCGCCATATTCTACGATATTAATTGGAGCAGTCCCAATAGTCGCATTTGTTAACGCTGGACTCGTCGGAGTAGTAAAGTATAGTTTACCTGCTTGAGTTGATCCTGTATTTGATACTAGGAAAAATCTAGTGTACCTACTAAATCCACCGGCCCAATTTTGAATTCTGCGTAATACCCACTTTTGAGTGACTGATCCTTTATTAATAACCTGATAATCACCATTTTGATATGCAAGAGGTCCAGCCTGATCCTTTACTAATACTCTAGTAAATCCAGTAATACTGCTTGTACTAGTATCCGCGGTTAATCCACCAATTACGCCTAGTGCTCCTGGCAAATTAGCCGTTAGCGTTGCTCCGCTTCCAGGTAAAGAAGTCAGGGCTGTTCCTGGAGCATATGTACATGCAGGTAGGGCAGTAGTTGTTGCAGTATCAACAAATGCAATCGGAGGCGTTGCATTTTGATTTGAAGATATTACAAATATTAATTTATCTGTACCTAGTATTGGACTAGGTGTCTTCTGTATAAAATATTTACCTAGATAATTTGTTCCGTCAGTTATATTTACTTGTAACGGAAAAAGCTCAGCAGATTCGTCAAATTCTGCAAGTCGAGTTAACACATAATTTGTAGATGGGCTACCAGTATCGGTAATCTCATAGAGTCCATGAGTGAATTGTCGGTTGAGTGCTGGGTTAGTTGATGCATTTTCATACCATACTAATATTATACCGCCATTAACTGGAGTATAGGTAAAATCTATTTTTCCTGAAGAGGTCCCATCACTTACTATGCCAGGCGATGTAGCAGTTAAGGTAGCTCCGACTCCATCATTAAGTGGGCCGTTATTGTAAACTGGAGTGTATAGAAGTCCAGCACCAGTTGCCGCTTGCGCAAATGTTACTACTGCTGGCGGTTGATTAATATCTTCACTTGTGACAAATGAGCGTTCAATACCAGTATCATCTAAATAATACCAATTGTTATCGTCCTTTGCATATATTTTACTATATCCTAATTCGGGTTGGTCTGGTATAAAACTCACAGTTTTCTGTTGAGCAATACTATTATTTTTTTTCATTCTCTTATTATATTTTTGCTTGAATTACAATTGTACCACTTGTGATTGCACCAGTAGAGGTAAGACTTACCGAATTGTTATCAATAATTAAAATGTCTACTTCAACTAGTGTATTACCTTCTCTAACACTATATACAAAATCTGACGTATTCAATCCATGAGTAAGGGTTAATGGGACTCCAGATAAAGCTGTAAAGTTTTGAATTACTACTTGCACACTTGTACCAGTAGCTAAGTTAACTATTTTAATTAGTCCAGCACCAAGGCTATTTACCTGTCCTCCTGGAAGAATATTTAGCGTACCGTTTGCAATGACTAATTCTCCATAATTATTAACTATTCCTTCAACCGTAAAGTTTCCATAAATCCAATATTGATAGTCTGCTGGGATTGATAAAACTTCTCCAACGCTAATTATTTTCTTATGTCCACCATCTCCACCAGACGATCCAAATCCACCAGTTAGACTCACCCATCCTCTATCTTGAAAATATCCAATTAGGTCCTCTCCAAATACTGGATCTAATCCCGCAACTCCAGTATAGACAATTTCTCCTGGAACACCTGGAGTTGGATATGCTGGAAAGTCTGTAAATCGTTGGCGTTGAGTCTCTGCGACCTCAACTAATAGTGCCTTACCTATAGCATTACCAGAAGATGCAATAGTAAATGTAGGTATACCGCTCTGTGAAATTGTAAGTTGATTTGTGATTTCAGAGAGCTCAAAAGTACCTGAATAGAGAGAAATAGAATTAGTCACTTCATCGTAGCTAATATTATTTAAGAACTCTAAATTTGCATCCGCTAGGCTTTTAAAATTTAAGTTAGTCACATCAATGAGTGAAGTCAAACTTGCATTAGTCAAGCGACGGATTGACTCTATGTTTTTATAGACAGCCATCCTATCATTAGTTTATTTTTGTTATTTATCTGTTTGGATAAATAAGAAGACTAATCTTTAAGTATCTTATGAGTTATGGGTTTATGACCTTAGTCGACTTATCAATCTCTGAATTTAGTGTAAACTTTCCTCTATTTACTAGACACTCAGTCAGGTCAGCATTAATTGTTTTTGCAGCTGGATTATCTAGGAAACTAGAAGTAATTTGATTTGACTCACCAAGATAATCACAATCTAACAATTTAGAAAATTTAACAGAGTTATTTGAAAAAATCGAACAATTTTCAAGTTTAGAATTTTTGATAATACAATTGTCAAATAGACAATTATTAACGTCTCCCTCTATCTCACAATTAAAGAATTCAATTCCTTCCAGGAGAATACTTCTAGTAATTTTAGCATTCTTTATTTGAAGTCTAGCTCTCTTAGTATCATAATTAATAGTAGCCTCAGTTATTCCGCCACCGATAATTAATCTAAATATCTTTTCTCTAATTTGTGGATATACTGATTCCACTAGGTGAGGCATTTGATTTAGGTCAATATACAGGTCAATTTCTGGAAAAGCGGACTTAAATCCCAATACTGATCGGGTAGAATCAATAGCTTTTCTAAAATCTTTAACCATACTTGAAATCCTAAGTTTTTCCTGATTTGAATAGGTGTAATTTTCAGTAAGAGTAGTATATAGGTGCTCAATAATAATATTTAAGGTCTCGACGGCCTCCTTCTTTTTTCGGGTATAATCCTTACCTGAAATATAGTTTACATTAAGCTTACCACTAGATAGCTGAGAAAAGTCAGTTGCAAAAAAATCAGAATTTGGAAAGTTTAGTTCAATTGAATCCCCACGCTCAACTATCGATTCAGTTAGGATCATGTCATAGAGTCGCTTAGGTTGAACATATTGAAAATGATTTTGATAC